GGTGATGGAAAATTTACTGATAAAAACCTAAGATTGTCCTTGACATCTCAAGAAATTGTGGTACAATACCCTATAGATACAGAAAGTGTGATCTATACAAGAGTACAAGGATGTTATTACTTTATGGATGATTTTGAAGACTATGAATGTGACTATATTGCTGAACTCAGCCATATTGAATACAACATAGAAACCAGAATGTTTGATGCAACTTATGAGGTGAACGAAGGATGAGAATGTTATACTGGAGTAGACTATATGTTATATTTGGAAAGGCTGCCATAATAACAGCCATATGTTAAGGAGACGATATGAATATTCACATATCAAACACATGTTTAGAAACTATGCTTAAGCTTGGTATGATTAATGACTTCACAGACGACGGATTCGTCTTACATGAGGACGCAGGTTGGCAACCAGCGGGTGATGTTATTGAATACTATTTAGGCATGGAGGAGTATGAGCTTGAAAAAGCAAAAGAAACGGTACGAGCGTCAGTCGAAAGACGAGCAAGCCAAGGACAAAAAGAAACCCAAGCGTTTACCAAAGGGTAAACTAAAGGATGATCTCAAGCGTTGGGATCAAACTAATTGGGAGAAATACAGTGATGAACTATAGGAGAACTTATGAGTCACGAAATGTATGAAAATGACCACGCACTTTATGTAGGTAAACCAGCGTGGCACGGACTGGGAACAGTCGTAGAGAATGCACCTACAACTATGGATGCTATGCGTATGGCTAAGATGGACTTCGGTGTTGTACTTAGTAGTCCGTTGATTGCTGATTACGATGGCTTAGCAGATCGACAAACAAAGCCTAGTAAGTTCCATGCAACAGTACGAACTGATACTGAAGAAGTATTAGGTGTAGTTAATAAACACTACAAGATAGTACAGAACGAGGAACTGTTTGAGATCGCCGATGCATTACCTAATGCTAAGGTAGAAACAGCAGGGACTCTATTCAATGGAGCACAATCATATATCCTGATGAAGGATGATGAGTGGGCTGTCAATGGCAACGATGAGATGCATGAGTATCTATGCCTAATGAACAGTCATAATGGTACGCTTAGCCTATCGGCTTTACCTACCTCAATCAGAGTTGTATGTAACAACACATTGAGCTGGGCTATCAGTGAAGGCTCACAACGTATGATTAAACTGAAGCATACAGGTGATATCGATGCTAAGATCCTTAGTCTTAAGGATGCACTAGAAGAGTGGAAGAATCACAAGACTGCATTCCGTGGTGCTGTTCAACAACTGGGCAGTAAGCGATGGTCTGCTGAAGAGATTCAAGGCTTCTGGATGGAATGCTATCAGATGTTCGAAGGTGAAGTGCCAACAGCACGGTCATCTTACACACAAGAGGAACACAACTCTCGTAAGAAAGCCATGGCTACAATGCAAGGCTTTACTGAGACCTTTGATAAAGAGGTGAAAGAGTTTGGAGGAGACAGTGCATGGCTTGCTGCTAACGCAGTAACCAACTGGCTGCAACACAAGAAGCGTAGAACAATCGAAGCTACCATTGCTAATAAACTTATTGGTGATGCTAGTAGAGACTCTACTCGTGTGATGCGAAAGGCACTGACGCTAGTATAATCAGATGACACAGTGTCGTATGGTTACTCATAAGAACAACAGCATTTACTGTGCTGATATACTAACAACGCCCTGCCCCACAGGCGGTAAAGAACGGTGGGCATGGGAATCTGGCTCATATAATTCCAGCGTCATAGGGATGACCTATGACCGACTATTGTACCCTGTCGTTAAACGACCAAGCTCGGACACCGTGAGTACACGAGTGATAGGCGTAACCTATCTACAATACAATGGGGAGTAGTAGGCATATGAAGCAGCTACCGAAGTGATGAGGTGTACAAGGAAACATATTCACGCTACTACTCCCCGACAATTTAATATTAAAATCTTTAGATTTTTTACTTGACAAAGTGTAAAAGTATGGTATAATATACCTATGAATGATCCAGAGCATGATCGAATGTCTTTTAGAATTAGTATTCTTATAGTGATATTAATTCTATTTTATATCAGAGGCTGTACTTAAGGAGTATCTATGGGCGTTGAGGGAGAAGATAATAGTCGTATCAGTAGTAATTGGGATCATACCAAGAACTGGAAGAAGATGAGAGACAAGCAGCATAAAATGAAAAAGGCTCTCAAGGCGGGTAGGAAGTACCATAACTTATGGAAGCCTACTGAGATGGGTAGTGCAGGTAAAGGCAGCAGACCTAGACCTGTTGATAAAGAGATTTATGATTTGAATTATGACCTAGCATTTGGTCGCATTACCAAAGAAGAGCATGCTAAAAGGATAGAAGAACTTGAAGGATAATAAATGGGACTCACTAACTAAAGGTGAGCAAATGAACCGTCATACATATCAAGTAACTATGGAAGAAGAAATGCTATTGACCTCAAGGGAGAGGTACTGGCGTGAGTATAACCGTGCACCTGATGAAGGAGTACCAGAGCAGAAGACATTAGATGGTGTTGTTAAGCGACTAGCTCCGCTCTATCAGGAGTGGATAGATACTGTCTGTTCTAATACTAAGACACCTCAGTGGGTATACCCAATGTTATTGTTAGGTGCTGATAAGATGGCTGATCTAACTATAAGATGTTTAATGAAAGCTTGGTTAACTCCTAGTATATTTGGATATAAGTTTGCTGAATTACATAGACCACCGACTGCTCAAGTGCTGTCTAATCTTATTGCTCAAGAAGCAATGAATATTATATCCTTTCAACAAGCAAAAGAAATTAATAAAGATGAATGGAAGAAACAGTCTAAGTTTATAAAGAACTGGACACCTAAGAGATGTATTGCTTTTGCTAAGAAGGTAGGTACTGTATTGGATATGCCTCTTAAGAAGCGACAAGATTTTGGGCATCATATGATTCGCATCGCAGAACAAAGCGAGGTGGTAACAACATATACAAAGCGAGAGAAAACTAGGGGTGGCTATAGAAACTACCTGTTTGTTGAATTAAGTTCTGATATATTAAGAGACTTACATGAACAGCACTACCTTCTAGAGTTATCTTCTTTATTATATAGACCTATGATGACACCGCCTGTTGATCATACTATGACCCTATCGGGTGGGCACCTAACACCAGAGATAAGAAAACCAGTGGTCCAGAAATATAGATCTAATGTATACGAGGATAAGAAAGAAGAGCAGAAGTATTCCGAACCATCGCAATTAGTTTTAGATGGTGTTAATGGATTGCAGAAAACTGAGTGGACTATTAATGTAGTAGTGTCTGAGGTTATGAAAAACCTATTTGAAAACAATACACTTCTATGTAACCTACCAGCATATAACTTTGAAGAGTTTATGTATACCGCAGAGTATCCTAAAAATGGTACTAAGACTGAGCAAGCTATCTGGTGCCAGCATCGTGAAGAAACATGGTGTAATTGGTATAAACAAGAACAGGCTAGAGGAAGGATGCTTGTCCGCCTCACTTTGGTTGAGAAGATTAAGAGATGGTCTTTCTTTTATATGCCTTATACCTTAGACTTTAGAGGTAGAGCATACTCGGTATGTGAATTACTATCTCCCCAAAGTTCTGATTTAGATAGAGGTTTAATCATGTTTGCTAATACAATGGAGCAAACTGAAGATGGTAGATACTGGCAGAAAGTTTATCTTGCCAATCTATTTGGTATGGATAAGATAAGTTTAGATGAAAGAGTTTCATGGGTAGATAGCAACTGGGAAAGGTTTACTAACATTGCTGCTGATCCTTACTCAGATTATTTTTGGGTAGATGATGCAGCTAAGAAGAATAAATCATTCCAAAGACTCGCTACTATTATAGACTTAACGAGGACTGATGGGTTAACACAAGTACCTGTACATATTGATGGTAAATGTAATGGATCTCAGCATTGGTCTGCGTTAATGCGTGATATAATTATAGGAGATCTTACTAATGTAAATCCTTCTACAATGCCTCAAGACTTGTATCAATATGTTGCAGATAAAGCTACTGAGTACTGTATACATATGGCTAATGAGAATCCCCTATATCAGGAGTTTTTAAATTACTGGAAAGATGGTATAGATAGGGTAGTAACTAAGAGATCTACAATGTGTGATTCATATGGTCTTACCTTCTATGGTATACAAAAGTATACTAGATCTGAGGGTCATGTTGATTGGATACCTAAAGAAAGAAGAGGTGGTGCAGTAGTGGAGCTAGCTAGAGCTATAGAAGCTGGGCTTAATACCACATTGCAAGAACCAAACAAAGGTAAGGAATATTTAAAAGAACTAGCAACCGAAGCATCGAATAATAATAAACAGTTAACATGGACTACGCCGTCTGGTTTTAAAGTGGTTCATATATACACTACAACAGGAACTAGAAGATCTTTAGCGAAACTATTTAATAATAAAGAGCTACAATTCTTTTACAAGACTACTGATGTAGATTCAAGGGCTGTTAGACAAGCTATATCACCTAACTATATCCATTCATTGGATGCAGCTCATATGTTTTTGACAATTTTTGCTTTAATAGCACTTAATTTTAGAGATTTCTCTATGATACATGATTCTTATGGGTGTCACGCACCCTTGGTTAGTGTAATGAGAGACGCAATACGAAAGGAGTTTTATGAAATGCATAAACCACAACTGTTAGAAAAATTTCGGGAAGAAACCCAAGAACTTATTGGGAAAGTGTTACCTAAGTCACCTATTACTGGAGACTTGGATATTAATTTAGTGTTAAAATCAGATTACTTCTTCTCATGACTCATTTCTTTATAGACAGTGAGCATGATATGGAGGTGAACATAACATATTTAACCGAGCTTGCAAAATCAAAAGATTATTCTAAGATAGACATAACATTCCCTTCTAAGTTTATGATGATGACTTTTATGGATAATCTTTTAAATAATTTTGCCGATGAACACGTACCAGAACATACTAATATGGACATTAGTATCTTTGTACCAGGAGGAGATAATGAATAAGAATGATGTTGTTTGGAATGGTATTAAATATAATTCCAAGAAGGATCCTAACCTTAACGAACTTCAGGAGATGCATATGAATGAAGAGATAAATTTATATGAACCTATTGAAGCTTACTATGTTAAGTGGGATCATGATATAGATGGTGATAATCATAATCCTATTGAAGAGACAAAGGTAAGGAAAGATCTTCCTTGCATTTCTCAGCAATGGAAAGAGGATTATAATAGGAGATTAAAGAATGGCTAGAGTATTATGTATTGGAGACTTACATTTACCTGCTATCCACCCTGACTACCTACAATTTGTAAAGGATTTGAAACGAAAGTATAAAACAAATACTACTGTATTTATAGGTGATGTGTTAGATCATCACTCGATATCGTTTCACCAAAAGAATCCTGAATTGCCATCTGCAATTGATGAGCATGAGCAAGCTATTAAAGGTATGAAGGCGTGGAAGAAGGCGTTCCCTGAAGCTATGGTATGCATTGGTAACCATGATGAACGAGTACATCGTTTGTCAGCTACTGCGGGGATTCCTTCTATGTATCTGGTAGATTACGTAGAGTTATATGATACACCTAATTGGGAATGGGACTACTCATTTCTAATTGATGATGTTATGTATACTCATGGCACAGGAGCAGGCGGTCAACGACCAGCCTATTCTGCTGCTATAAAGTTAGGACATAGTGTGGTGATGGGTCATGTACATAGTAATGCTATGCTACAGATTTTACAATCACCAACTCAAAGGATCTTTGGTTTAAATGTAGGGTGTGGTGTTAATACACATCACCGTGCTATGAATTATGCTAAGAATCATTTGAGTAAGCCAGTACTAGGTGCTGGTGTTATTATTGATGGAAAGCCATCATTAAAGTTAATGTAATTTGAAAAATTTTGCTGAAAATTTTTAGAAAGTCAGCATTATTTACTTGACAAATTACAAATGTATGGTATAATATCCATATAAGATTTTCAAACAGTCAGATAAAGGAGACAAAATGACAATGACAGCGAAAATGAAACAGTTTGTAACAGAAACTTTAGAGGTAGTATACGGACATCTTCATCGTCCAGATGATAAGTTCGGAGCTGATTCTGCTAATCACAATATAACTGTGATCGTAGATAAAGACTTTCAAGTTGTACTTGATAACCTAGAAAAAGAATCTGGAGCAACAAAGATTAATGGTATGCGTGTTGATGATGATGGTCGTACTTTACTAAAGGTCAAATCAAAGATCTTTGTTAAGAAGGGCGATCAAACATTCCCATGTCGTGATGCCAATTCAATTAAGACTGAGGCTACACCCTTTGGTGGAGACAAGGTTAGACTACGATTGAATCCTACAATTCTAGAGAGAGACAACAGTATGAGTATCTATCTTAATGGATGTCAAATTGTTGAGAAGAATGCTTTAGATACTGGTGGATTTGATACAGTAGAAGATGGTTTCGATGGCAGTACTTGGACAGCACCCGCTGCTACACAAGAATTACCTGCTGAAACCGAAGACCCCCTACCATTCTAATGGAGTGGGTCTTTCCTATAAGCCCCATTGCAGCGAGTAGACCCCGTGTGTCAAAGCACGGGGCTTACTTTGCTGGTGCTTATAAGAAATTTAGAAAGGAAATGATAGATTTAATTCCTACTATTATTGGTGATGATTTTATACCACTTGAAAAACAACTCAAGGTAGACGTTGAGTTCTATATAACTCAACCAAATAAAACCAAACTAGATTCACCTAGAGCAGACATAGATAATTTTCTTAAAGCCTGCTTTGATTCTTTAAATGGTTGGTTATGGGAAGATGATCGTCAAATTATTCAGGTGTATGCAAGCAAAGAGTGGGCACCTAAAGATACTTCAGGCTATTTTGTTATAGGCATAGAGGAAATCGAAAGGATTACTAGAGATGTATTTAGAAAAAATCGTGATTGAAGAAGATGATGAAGGCTGTGTAATTATTGACGATGGGGAAGGAGAATAAATGGTTGTAGTTTATTGTATATTTTTTGGTATTTATTTATGGGGGATAATTAATGGAAAAGTTTAAAAAAGTTTTAGCCAGTACTATGGCTGTATTATTAGGAGGATGTAGTGCTATACATAAAGTATTTGTTCCATCACCTAGCGCAATGGAACAAGCTATTCAGGTCATGGATACGCCTGTCAATAATTGTAGCCCTATGCTTGGTTGGCTTGGTGGTATCTGTACCCTTTCTGGTATGGCTCTGCTTGTGCTGTCTGGTGGTCGAATGGGATACCAGCCGTTGATCGGTGGAGTTTTATTCGTAATATTAAATTATGCCCTAGCTTTATATGCTAGTTGGTTCTTCCTTCCTATGGTGGTTGCAACAGGTGCAATCTCATTAGCATGGGCAGGTAAAATAGTTATGGGGATTTATAAGGAGAAAAAAAATGGTAGAAATATTTGATACAGTGGTTGGAACACTATGTTATACGGCGGTAGTCTTTATAGCAGGTGCTCTTATTGGTAAACCAATGTGGGAATGGATGCGTAAAAGTATGCCTTGGTCGGGGAAATAAATGTCTAAGGTAACAACAAGAGAACAATGTCCTGCCTGCGCCAGTCGTGGGCAGGACAACTCTCAAGATAACCTAGCAGTATATGATGATGGTCATAAATATTGCTACGCTTGTGAGTATAGAGAGAATGGTAAAGGAACAACTATGAAAACTAGTTCCAAACTTAATAAGTTTTATTCAGGTAATCCCGTATCTAATAGGGGTATTACAGAGAAAACTATGAGAATGTATGGATATGAAACTATATCGAATGACGGTAAGAGAGCAGAGATTGCTTCGTTCTATCGTGATGGTACAGTAATAGCCCAACATCTTAGAGGTCCTAACAAAACCTTTAGATGGGTCGGTGATTCGTCTGCTCCCACACTATGGGGACAGCACCTCTGGAAGAACACTGGCGGTAAACGCTTAGTGATTACAGAAGGTGAGTACGATTGTATGACAGTAAGTCAACTGTTTAATAATAAGTGGGCAGTAGTTAGTCTACCAAATGGTGCAGCAGGTGCAATCAAAGCTATTAAAGATAACCTTGAGTTTGTTAGTGGCTATGATGAGATTGTTCTTATGTTTGATAATGATCAGGCAGGACAAGAGGCAGCACAATCTGTTGCAGAGTTTCTTCCACCTTCGAAGTGTAAGATTGCTACTCTACCATACAAAGATGCTAACGAATGTTTACAAAAGAATGACTCTCAAGCTGTAGTTACGGCTGTATGGGAAGCACAACAGTACAGCCCAGACGAAATTCTTCACGTTAAGAATATAGAGAGTACGGTTAATGTCGACAGTACTGTATACCCCTTCCCCTTCCACTCACTGACTGAGTTTTTGGTGGGTCAAAGGTCAGGTGAGATTACACTATGGGCTTCTGGTACTGGGTCTGGTAAGACTACTATCATCAGAGAACTAATATACGATCACTTGGTAAATGGTAGATCTGTTGGTGCTATCATGTTAGAGGAAGCACCACAAGAAACTATGGACGATATGATATCTCTTATGATTAATAAACCAGTAAGAGTTATCCGTGCTACTAGAATGATGAACGAGTTAAGAACTAAGCTTGGTCAAGATCCTATTAGCATGAGTATCATTGATGACTTAACAGATGAAGAATATGCAGAAGCTAGGAAACAACTTAATGATACTAACTTCTATATATATGATCATCTTGGAAACAATGGATTGAAGAACCTGTGTTCACGTATGGAATACATGGCTGTGTCTTTAGGTGTAGAGGTTATCGTGCTTGATCACATAACAGCCGCAGCTACTGGTCTCATGGGTGGAGACAGGGATTATGATGGAGGATCATCCGAAAGACTTCTTATTGATAATATCATGAAAGAATTCAGAGGACTTGTTTCTCGGACTGGTGTTAGAATAGATGTAATATCCCAACTAAAGAAGACTAATAAGGCTTACGAAGAAGGAGATAGGATTACTCTTCAAGACCTAAGAGGTTCTGGTTCACTATCCAGTGTTCCAAATACTGTTATAGGATTAGAAAGAGATAGACAAAACCCAGACACTATGATTGCTAACACCACAACAATCAGAGTATTAAAGAATAGACTTACAGGTAAGGCTGGGGTCGCAACATGCTTATACTATGACCATGACAATGGTAGATTAACTGAACTAGACTGGGCACTAGATGATGAGGGTAAGGTTTTACTACACACATGATGATAGTGACAGGTAGTCCCAGAGCAGGGACAAGTTTAGTTATGCAAAGTTTAAAGATCTTTGGGTTACCTATCGAGGGTGCGAAATTCCATGAGGATTTTCCTATCGTCGAAGGTAACCCAAAAGGTTACTACGATATACCCTTTCAAGAACAGATCGATGCTGCTAAGAACGGTGGCTTTGGAGATAAGTATGAGGGTAAGGTAGTTAAGTTATTCGGTGAGTCACTACTTCTTGCTGACCCATCTATAGTTACTCATATAATTGTATGTAAACGAAGAGACACAGGGGCACAAGATCGTAGTTGTATGAAGCTTATTAAACAGGAACGAGAGTTTGATAATGATTCAGAGATACGTAATAACCTTATAACTATTCTGAAGGATGTAACTTTAGAACAGTTAGCATATAGAAGAGATGCTTATAATCACATGATAGAAACATTTCTTTCGCGTTGGTCAGGATATTCTATGGATGTTTATCTTGAAGATATGAGATACAATACAGTAGCTACACTAACAGAGTTACAAGACTTCTTCGATGCTGGAGGAAAAAAAGAATTAAAAAAAGCAATTGAAAATGTAGGAGAGTAATATGAAAAAACTATTGTTTGATATTGAGACCGATGGTCTTAATGAAATAGTTATAAATGGGAAGGGCAACGCAGTCCCCGAAGGGACTAAAGTCTTTTGTCTTTGTACAAGAGACTTCGACACTGGATCAGTCAATGCGTATGTTGGACCCGGCATTAAAGATGGTGTTGAAGCATTACGTTGTGCTGATTTAATTATAGGTCACAATATATTAATGTTTGACATACCTTTCTTAGAGAGACTGTATGGTAAGATATATACCGACACCTGTGATACCCTTGTAGTATCTAGGTTAATGTATCCTGATCTACATAACCACCCACTTGGTGGTAACTCTCTAAAGCATTGGGGTAAACATTTAGGGATAGAAAAGATGGAGTATGATAACTTTGATTACTTCTGTGAAGAGATGCTTGAGTATTGTCTTCAAGATGTAGAGGTTAATGCTGAGATCTACAATACCCAACAAAATTTTATAGAGAAATATAAAAAGAACATAGCACTAGAGCACATAACAACTAAGATCATATCACTACAAATTAATAATGGTTTTGGTTTTGATTTAGAGGCTGCGGAACAGTTGCAGATGCAGTTGTTATGTGAGAAAGCTAAGATAGATGATAGGATGCGGCACATATTTCCCCCTATTGTAGAAGAGAGATGGTCTGACAAGACGGGTAATCGTTTAAAGGATAAAGTAACTGTCTTTAATCCCGGATCACGGCAACAGATAGCATCTCGCTTAACTACGAAGTATGGATGGAAGCCACCCCTAACAAATAAAGGTAATCCTAAAGTAGACGCGGCTGTACTTAAGAAGTTAGATTATCCTGAGGCTAAGGAACTTGTAAACCAGTTTGATATAATGAAACTAGAAAGTCAAGTTGCTGACTGGATCAAGAGAGCGTCTGCTTCTAGGGATGGTAGGATACATGGTAATGTTAATGTACAAGGAACTGTGACTGGTCGTATGACAGCTAGTCAACCTAACATGCAGCAAGTATCTGGTGATAGTAGAGCAAGAGCTTTGTTTAAACCAAGAGATGGCTGGGTACAGGTGGGTATAGATGCTAGTGGATTAGAAGCTAGGATGCTGGCTAACCGCATGGCACCTTATGACAGCTTAGAATATGGTAAGATTATTCTTAATGATGATATACATGAAGCTAATCGTAAGGCTGCTGGCTTAACAAACCGAGATCAAGCAAAGACTTTCTTCTATGGTCTGATCTATGGTGCTGGTAACCAGAAAATAGGTGAGATAGTTGGTAAGAATTCTTGGACTGGTGGTAAACTAAAAGAAAAGTTCTTCAAGAATATCCCTGCAATCAAGAAGGTTATGGATAACTGTGCTTTTCAGGTTGCTGATAAGAAAACTATTACACTACTGGATGGTAGAGAGGTACCATGTAGAGCTAAACATGTAGGTCTTAACGTACAACTACAGGGTGACGGTGCTATCGTGATGAAGCTAGCTTTATGTATACTTATAAACAAACTAAGTAAGTATAAGGGTAAGTATGGATTAATGGCTACTGTACATGATGAGTGGCAGTTCGAATGTGATCCTATGATAGCTGAAGAACTAGGTAAACTAGGTTGTGAAGCTATTAAGGAGGCAGGTGAGCGGCTAAGTTGTGTCATGCCTCTTGCTGGTGACTATTGCATTGGTAAGGATTGGAGTGAGTGTCATTAAGAATTATAAAGTATTTGTTATGTTTTACAGTGGGCTTAGTAAGCCGTGTATATTTAAATCCTTAATGGACTTAGGTAAACTATTCTTTATACCAGGCGCTAACTTGGAACACGTATGTTTATTCCTGCATGGAGAGGATGAAGATCTTATGTATCATGTAGGGAAAAGAGAAACTGTGGGGTGGAGAAAGGCTAAGTGGATGCATAAAGCATTCTATCCTGACAAGGCTGTATTCTTTGGCACAAAGTCAGTAAGTAAAGAGTGGATTGATGCATGCCCCATCATTAAGTTTAATTTTATAAAAATATTATTATGGTATTTTGTTACACGGTGGTTCAGTAAATGGATGCCTAAAGATAACTGTGCTATAGTTACATGTCAATTGTTAAGGGAACTTGGTTATCCTGTAAATGATAATGTTGTGCCCACATTAATGTGGAAGGAGATAAATAATGCAGATGATACTAATATCTGGTCAAGCTGGAGTAGGGAAGAGTATGCTAGCTAAGCTAATAGCTGAAGAAGTGTTTAGACTTGGTCTAAAGCCAGTCTTTCTATCCTTTGCTAGTCCACTCAAAGAAGACGCTGTTCGTAAAGGTTACTCTAAAGAAGATAATCCAGTAAAATATAGAGAGTACTGTCAAGAGATAGGTGCAGCCAGAAGAGAGGAAGATCCAGACTATTGGGTTGTAAAATTTGATGAGTCTCTTCAGGATATAGTAAAGGAAGAAAAGAAAGATATAGAAGCTAACGCTAAATACTGGGAGAGAGTAGTGATTGTTGATGATTGTCGTTATGTAAATGAACTAGCATACGGGGTTTTATATAATGCAACAACTCTGTTCATGGCTTATGGAGAAAGAACTATAGAAGATTTCGAATGGAGGAAACACCCCTCCGAAGAAATGTCTCGATCTCTAGAGAATGGAGAAGACATACTGTTACACCAGTTTAGTGATGTGGTTTATAATGATTCCTCTGAATCTGATCTTATTAAAATAGTTAAAGCTAATGTTCCTATATGGTGTGGCACAGAAATAGAAACAGATGAGGAAGAAATAGATGCCTTGCCTTTACTACAAGATGTTATGGACAATCTAATGGACATGCTATTCCTATCAGATCCCGAAGAAGAAGAGGAGGAAGAGGATGAAGATACCGAAGACAGCGATTCTTGATGCTGATATAATAGCATATAAAGCTGCGTGTTATGTAGATATAGAAGGCTATGATCATATGGAAGACCGTATTAATGATGACATAAAGCGATGGACACCTAAAGAAACAGATTCTATTGTAATATCCTTCTCATGTAAGAGAAGAGATAATTTTAGAAGAGGTGTATGGGAAGGCTATAAAAAGAAAAGAGATTCTAGTGTTCACCCAGATTCCTTAAGTGATTGCCGTGCATATATGTCCGATAAGTGGGAAACTATAGTAGAGCCGTCGCTTGAAGCTGATGATATAATGGGTATATATGTATCAAGAGGAGAGATGCTCGGGGTTACAATAGATAAGGATCTAAAGACAATCCCAGGATATCACTGGAACCCTGATAAAGATAAGGCTATACGCTACATATCAGAAGAAGAAGCGGATAGGTTCTTCCATCTACAGTGGATGACTGGTGACCCAACTGATGGTGTCCCTGGTCTTTGGAGAATTGGTCCAAAGAAAGCTACCAAGTTATTGGACGAATGGGATATTGATAAGTGGGACGAAGAGATATTAAAAATGTATGATGAGTGTAAGCGAGTAGTAGAGCTAGACGTAGACTCTAGAGACTTTGCATTATCTATGGCTCATAGTGTTAGGATACTACGAGCTAATGAATATGACTTTAATACCCAACAGGTAAGCTTATGGTTACCTATAGTTGGGTCTAACAATAATAAGGAGTAAGGATGGATCAATTTCAGGAGTTTGTTGTAACAAGAAGTTACTGTAAATGGATAGAAAATTTAGGGAGGAGAGAAAGCTGGAATGAATGCGTAGATCGGTATTACGATTACTTTGGAGATCGCTTTCCAGAAATATTGGGAGAGGATTGGGACGAAATAAGAAGATCGACTATAGACAGAGAAGTCTTCCCCTCTATGAGAGCACTCATGACCGCAGGAGTTGCGGCAGAGGTAGACGATACGTGCCTATACAACTGTTCTTACCTACCAATAAATACCGTTAGATCCTTTTCAGATGTATTATATATACTCTGTTGCGGGACAGGTGTAGGGTTTTCCTGTGAATTTAATGAGATATCACAGCTTCCAGATATACCTGACATAGAAAGAGATGATAAACTAGAAATAATTGTTAAAGATTCCAGACGGGGCTGGGCAGAGGCGTTCAATGACCTATTGTCAGCCCTATATTCTGGTCTGCATCCCACTTGGGATACATCAGCAGTACGCCCCAAGGGTTCTAGACTAAAAACCTTTGGTGGTAGAGCATCTGGTCCTGAGCCACTGGAAAGATTGTTTAAGTTCGTAGTTAAATTATTCTACGAAGCTAATGGTCGTAAGCTACATCCCATAGAGGTACATGATATTATATGCATGGTGGGAGAGATAGTCATATCTGGTGGAGTTAGGCGTAGTGCCTTGATATCTTTATCAGACCTTGATGATCGTGCCATGAGGATGGCTAAGTCTGGTGCTTGGTGGGAAACATCAGGTCACAGAGCCTTAAGTAATAACTCTGCTGTATATATCAGCAAGCCTAACATGGGTAGATTTCTTGAAGAGTGGTCATCTTTATATGATTCACGATCTGGTGAGCGTGGTATCTGCAATAGAGAAGCTATGAATAATATAGCTTTATCTTCAGGTAGAGAGCCTGCTTCTTGGGGAACCAATCCCTGTAGTGAAATAATACTAAGACCAAAACAATTTTGTAACCTGAGTGAGGTAGTAATAAGACCTTATGATAACCTTGCTACACTTCGAAGGAAGGTTAAACAGGCTACTATTTTAGGAACAATACAATCAGCGTGTACCAGATTCACGTACTTAGATCCAGAGTGGAAAGCTAACTGTGATAAAGAGAGACTGCTGGGCGTATCATTCACTGGTATATATGATAACAAACTAATGTCTACTCCAAGTAAAGAGTTAGAAGATATACTAGTAGAGTTAAGAGATGTTGCTGTTGAAACTAATAAAGAATGGGCAGAAAAGCTAGGCATTGATCCTTCAAAGTCTATTACATGCTGTAAACCATCTGGTACTACGTCATGTGTAGCTGGAACTTCATCTGGGATTCATCCTAGGTATTCAAAATATTATATAAGAAGAGTTAGGATTGATAAAGACAATCCACTATGCTTATTCATGCAGGATATGGGTATACCAAATGAACCGTGTGTTCAGAAGCCTGATACTACTACGATATTTTCCTTCCCGATAAGTTCACCAGATAGTATACTAACATACGAAACATATGATCCCATGGATCACTTAGAGCTATGGCTTATGTATCAAAAGCATTGGTGCCATCACAAGCCCAGTGTTACTATAAACTATGATGATACTAACTTCATGTCTATTGGACAGTGGGTTCATAATAATTGGGATTGGGTATCTGGGATTTCCTTTCTGCCACATACTGATCATATCTATGAACAAGCTCCGTTTGAGGCTATAGATGATGAGTTATACAGAGAGTTAATTGATGCCATGCCTAGAAATATTGATTGGCAAGACCTTAGTTTATATGAGTTAGAGGATACTACTACTAGCTCACACTTATTAGCGTGTACAGGTGGAGCATGTGAAGTTGTAGATATTACAGGAGAACAAGAATGAAGCAAGAATATTTAGAAGCAATTAAACTTAGGGCTAAAATCGGAGGCATGCTAACACCAGCAGATCAGATTTTACTCATTAAGGATTTAATTCACAGAGTAGATACTATAGAGGAAAAGTTAAATGAAAAGACTACCACTGCTAGATCCGGAAATAGTAAAGTATCTAAAAGAAAAACTACCACCAGTTGAATATAATATAAATCTAGAAAAAGATGAGTTTTTTAATCAGGCTGTGTATAGGGCAGGTCAAAGAGATGTCCTAGCTATGCTTGAAGTAATTTTGAAAGATCAGGAAAGGGGAAATTAACATGGCTGTACCAGATGAGAACACATCATCGATAGATAATAGCTTGCAACGAAGGATCCAAGAAGGTCACTGGCGAGGCAAAGAAGGAAATTGGTCTGATCAGTCAGGTAGTGAGTGGTTCTCACCACCAAAATGGCTTGGTGTAGATCCCGTTATGACAAGACCTTTTTACTTAAATCCAGACATCATGCCACCATCAACCCCGGACCCACCATTCTGGGAAAACTTATCAGAATGGGACGTAAGACGAGAGGGTCGTAAATTACCTAGAACAGGTGTAACTTTAGCATCAGATGTTGAGCATGGTACAGAAAGATCTGGCGGTGGTGCGAGACCTGGTAAATCTGTTGGTTCTATGGGTAGGTATGGTGATACAAGGGTTGCACACCTTACACCAGGTGAGGTTGTTCTTCCTCAAGTAGCAGCACAGAAACTAAGATCACAGATTGAAGCAATTATTGGTAAGGGTGGTATAGAAAGACATACGGTTGGCTCTCCTCAAGCTTCTGTTAATCCTGAGACTGGATTAGAAGAACACTTCAGTATTGGAGGGTTCCATCCTTTCAGAAGCAGTTCGTATACTGGAAGTTCTAAAAGAAGGCAGGCAGCATCCAATCAAAAGCAGTGGTATGAGAAACAGTCCAAGAAACTGGCAGCCCAATATCGTAAGCAAGTAGACAAACTACAAAAAATAATGAACAGAGCTATGCGTCAACAAGATCGAGATAGAAGAGTTGCTGCTAAAGAAGAAGATGCAAAACTAGTTAGGGCTAAGATTGAAAACATACACGCTCAACGAAAAATTTCAAAAACATTTATGGAAAAAGAAAAGGGTATTGGTATAGCAACTGGAGAAGATATAGCTACTGCGCCTCTTGAAATGGCTGGACCTAGAGTTACTAGCGCTAGCCCAAGACGTAAGGTATCTTACACAGGCTCTGCTGTCCCCACTTTACAAGTTGGCGGAAGCTTTAGACCAGCATAAGGAGGTATAACATGGGAGGAATATTTGGATCTGATGTAACGGTAGCAGCCCCACCCGACAATTCAGATATGTTAAAATGGATGGCTGAGCGTGATGATAGAAACAACGCTTTGTATGCAGAGAGACAAGATCAGATTATGGCAATGGAGAATGAGAGGCTTGAAATGGAATCCGCAGCTAGGTTATCTGTTCAAAAAGAAGAAGCTGATATACTTAGGAAAGCTCAGTCCCTAGAAACATTAGCACAAGAAGAAGCTAGATTACAAGCGGTTGATGAATCGGATGCTGATATAGATAATATAATTACTGGTTTCTATGGTAGTATGTTTGGTGATAGACCAGAGTAATATATGAAAGAAAAAATTGCAGACAGATACAAGAAACTAGACTCTAAGAGAGCATCTAAACTAGAGCGTAGTAGATATTGTGCTTCATTATCAGTCCCCTCATTACTGCCTCCTTATGGTTGGACAGAGGAGACAGCACTACCACAGCCCTTTAGTTCTGTTAGTGCAAAGGGAGTAACTGCTATGGCAAGTCGTATGTTAAGTGCACTACTACCACTAAATGATATGCCCTTCTTTAAGTTTGAACAATCAACAGGCATGCAGCCTGATCCAGAAATACGGGCGTATCTAGAATCTTTAAGCTATCAGGTATATAATAAACTAGCTTCAAAAAACCTAAGAGATATTCTATATCAAGTTCTACAACATCTTATTGTTGTGGGAGACTGTCTTCTAGTTATGGAAGATGACTATACATTCAGAATGATTAGGCTTGATCAATATGTTTGTCGAAGAGATGTAAGAGGTGATGTTCAGGAGTTGATACACCTTGAGTTTGTTGGTGTAGAGAACACTGAAGATGTAGACTCTGTATTTCCTACCGATACAGGAATGCTTGGGCGTACTGGATATAAAACTCTATATTGTAGAGTAACAGCAGAAGAAGACGGTACTTGGAAAATGAGAAGAGAAGACTCTGAAGGTAAACTTGTTAGTGAGGGTGTGTATACAGTTAATCCTCACATAGTCCTAAGATGGACTGGTGTTCCTGGTGAAAACTATGGACGCTCTCATTGCGAAGATTTGATAGGTGATATCAAAACACTTGAAGCATTTACCGAAGGATTAATTGAAGGGATTGCTGCTGGCTCATGTTTTTGGGTTGGTGTAGATCCTGCTGGTATTACAGAAATACAGGACATATCTGGTGCACAGAATGGTGCAATCATTGGAGCAAGAGCACAAGATGTATTTACCCTATCTCCCTCAGGTACTATGAGTCCTCAGATAAGTGCAACACAGACTGGTGTTGAGCAGATGCGGCAAGAAATAGGCAAAGCATTTCTTATGGATTCAGCTAGTATGCCTCAAGGAGAGAGAGTTACAGCTACTGCTGTAAGAATGGTTGGACAAGAGTTAGAAAATGTACTAGGTGGTGCCTTCTCATCTATTGCTCGTAATCTAATGAGACCTATTGTTGAACGAACGGTCTTTCTTATGATTTCTGAAGAAGAAATAGATCCTAGAATTGCTGATGAGTTTACTGAAAAGGGTGAACTAACAGTAGAAATAGTTACTGGGTTGCAAGCATTGTCTAGAGATTCTGATTTACAGAAGCTTATGCAAATGGGTGAGATGGTACGAAACTTACCAGAACAAGCTATGGCTATGTTTAAATGGGATTCTTATGGAAGAGCACTTATATCTTCGTTAGGATTTAATGCAGACAACTGGATTAAGTCAGAAGATGATGCTTACCAACAACAACTACAACAACAACAAGATCAAGCAGCTATCCAAGGACAGGCTTCTCAAGCTCAGATGATGGCTCAAGCTGTAGCACAAACAGGACAACAAGCTGCAATGCAAGATATAGAGCAAACTGGTGGAGCTGGCGTTGAACAAATGCTAGCACAACTAGGGATGAGTGGGGAAGATCTAGGTGCTGGGGCTGGTGGACCAGGTATGGATATGAGTCAGCTACAGGGCTTAGAAGAAGCTTTAATGTCTGGTGAATCAGGAGGAATGGGCTAATGGCTAATCAGAGATATACAGGTTCGGCTAGTTTAGCAGCAACTGGCGGTGAAAAAGGTGTAGTTAATATAGGTGCAACAGAGTATACTGTAGGCACAAATTCTACGGTTATTGTAGTCGGTACTGATAGAACTGATTCATTCTCATCAGTAGAATATGACTTAGGATCCACCCCTATTTCCGGGAAGAGAGTTACTCTGGGAATAGATGTTGATGCTAATGGTGGTACTGTTACTAATGTTGCGGCTACGACTACTTTTACATTTGATGGTGCTTCTAAGACAGACAATTCTTCTATTGTTTTAATAGACGGTCATGGTACATCTAAAACCTATGTAGGTAGGACTCGATTATTTTCAACAGCAACCGTCACTATTACAGACTTTACTGAACTAAACAGTACTGATAAGGTAAACCTAATTGCTACTGATGGTACCAACTACGATTTTGTTAATGGTGACCAAAGTTCGGTGGCAGGGACATGGGAATCCACAACCTCTAACAATGCTACCGCTACTAATTTAATGAATGTCATCAACACCTCATCGGGTCCAGCTGGAACTAGATTTACTGCTACGGTAGATGAGGCAACTGTAACTATAACTCAAGCAACAATAGGCAGTGATGGTAATACCACAGTTACTTTAACGGACACTGGAACTGCTGGTATGACAAAGACAAACTTTACTGGTGGACAGAATATAAGATCAGATGAATTTACTTTGGTAGATAGTGCTACTACAACAGGTGATAACTTTATTGCTTTAGTAAATGGATCTAATGGTCACAATGGAACAATCACAGCTGCTAATTCTAGTGGTGCTATTACATTAACACAAGTAGTAAAGAGTATAAAAGGAAATACATTAATAACATCAGATACTAATTTCGATGCTGCTTGTACTGGAGATGTGCCAGACGCTGCCTTTACAGGCGGAGCTGATCTTAATTTTTATGCAGAATTCTCACCCACTGGTAATGCTAATGAATGGACTGTATTTGATGCATACGGAGGTACAGGTGCTTTAGTCTATACTCATAATAGATTTAATCCTACTGGTATAGAGATTGCTAATGATTTAACCTTAACGAATGGAAGCTTTGGAATCTATAGTTTAGACTTAACTTCTATTAATGCTCCGTTTATTAGGTTAGGAATTAATTCACAAGGTAGAACACTACCAGATGACTTAGGATTTACATTTAATATATCATATCCCGTTGACTATGACAAGGGTATAGATAAAGAAACATGGTCTGAAAAAGGAGAACGAAACTAATGGCAGTAAAAGAAACCATAAACAAGGGGTGGAGCCCAGTCTCAACAGGAGATGGTTTTTATATTACCACCACCCAAGGTGAAAATGATGCACTGAGTGCAGCTACTGTTGCCCCTGTAACCCCAGCTATTCCAGCTTCTACAAGACTAAGCGGAAGTAAGATAATGGTATTCATTGATGTGAATACAATAAGCGGTTCAGTAGGAACAACTGATATATTCATGGAAATGTCACCCGATGGTGTTAATTGGACTTCTCATGAAACCACTGGTCAAGACTATATCGAACTATCAACTACATTTAATCATAATGCTACAGGTTGGACTGTTTTAATTGCAGACCTACAAGAATTTAGATCTCCATATTATAGGATTGGTTTTAATTCTCAAGGAAATACTATGGGAACAGTTATGCGATTCCAAATGGGTTACTCCTATGCTAAGTAATCACCATGGCTATAGACAATGACCCTATCTTTTCCCTAGATATAATAGGGGCATCGGAGGATGTTACTAGTACTAACTGTGTATTAAGACAGAATAAAACAAGAATGCTAGGTCGTGGTAGTATGGATAATATGGTATCTATACGTAATGAAACACTGTTTAACAGGGGTTGGAGTGTACCAGAATCATGGGATCATGACTGGACAAAAGACCTTGGTCCGGTGTGGACACCTGAAAATCTTACTAATATAGAATCATGGATACTACCAGAGTATTTTCATCCCGAAGAATCAGATGAAACTAAATGTGTGTGGGCTAATAATAGAATAGGCTTTGATGAAGATGCAGAAACTCTTGGTACTGGTGGTTTTGAACAAAACGATTCTGGAAAGATGCCTGTGTTTCTTAGAAACACTAGCCATAGAAATTTCAATGGTTTAAAGTTTGATGGTACTAACGATGTTATGCGAGGTTCGTCTGGTGCTATGTGGAATGTGGGCACAGCTAATTTCCTATGCTATGTAGCATTCCTACAAACCGATAGCGATGAGAAACAGCCCGTAGTTGCTAAGGATGACAAAGGTTCTTTTCTTCTTGAAGCTGATTGGTCAAGCTCTAATATTTCTGCAACATTTAATATGGCTGACAATGAACTACTTGTACGCATGAATACAGGTGCTGATGGTTTCCAAATTATAGGATTTGGTAGAGGAGCAGGAGTACCTACCGTACAGAAACAATGGGCAAGATCATATAATTTCGGCACTGAAACAATTGCTTTGTCTACTGATACAACAGACTTAGATGACGCACAAAAACCAGGGCTTGGTGATGCAGTCGGTGCTTCATTTAGTGATGAGTTTGATGGTGTTATATATGAAGTGATTTTTGTAAATGATGATTTGGGTGTAGGAACTAATATTAGTGATGGTACTAAAGATAAGATAGAGGGTTATTTAGCGTGGAAATACAATGTACAGGGTAATCTTTACTCTGGACATCCATATGAGAACGAACCACCACGAATGGATGACTTAAGAAGAGCATAAATGTTTGTATTAATTTTAAAGGAGAATTCAAATGGCTAAGAATAATTTAACTGAAGCAGAAAAGAAAAAGCGAGCTGCTGCACGGAGAGCTGCTGCACGATCTAGTGCAAAGTCTGGTGCAAGTGGTAGTGGCACGAAGTCTAGATCAAAAAAACGAGCAGCATACAGATCAGCAAAAGCTAAGACTAGCGGCGGTCGTTAAACATGCCACCAGAAGATCCATGGGAGACTCATGACGGCAAGACTAATGGTTGGGATGAATACAAAAGATTAGTCATTAATGAGCTAGAAAGAACTAACCATAGATTAGATGTAATGGATAAAAGATTATCAAAGATAGAGAAACATATTGTAGTATTACAAACTAAGGCAGCTATGTGGGCTGCCTGTATTGCAATAATGATTTCAGGGGGCTTCGGTCTCCTAACTAAAATCCTTTGACTCTGGGGAACAGAATTATCGTAAGGAGATAAAGACATGGCACAATTAGGCGACCCTTCGCAGATACCTCAAGCAGAATTGCTTGGAGCAGAACAATCATTAACACCTGGAGCTGTAGAATACAGCCCAGAAAACTCAACAACACCTGGAGCTGTACCTACAGCTGATGCTACAGCTGAGCAGCTAGCAGCATTATCTCAAGATCCTACAGCAGTACCTGACGATTTCAATCGTCTGAAAGAACGGGCTGCATTTGAATCTTATGTACAGAATCAAGGGGAAACTATACCGCCTAACTTTAAAGATGCTGGTGCATGGTTTGATTCCTTGAAAGAGGCACAGAAAAACTATACCCAAGGACAACAGGATATAGCAGACCTAAAGCGTACATATGCTGAGAACGATACAGTTAATCCTAACTATCAGGCTCCAGTAGAGACACCGCCTGAAGCCCCTCAGCCAGTAACTGATGGAGTTAATCCAGAACTTAGGATACCTAGCCCATCAGAAACTCAAGAGGTAGAGACGGAATCGCATTCTCAGCCTGCCCTCTCTGAAGAGCAGTGGCAAGCTTGGGGCATGGAGATAGCAGTAAAGGGAGACCTTACACCAGAAACTAGAGAAGAAATTAAACAAGCAGGTTTTACCGATAGAATGGTAGACGATTTCTTAGGTGCTCAAAAGGCACGAATGAGAGAAGCATATGGCGATGCCGCTACTGTTGTTGGTGGGAAAGATAAACTAGACAATCTCTTTAAATGGGCTGCTGAAAGCTTATCATACGAAGAACAAGTCCAGATTAATGTTGGACTATCAAGCCCCGCTTATGAAGTAACTCTAAGAGGCTTGAATGATATGTACAATACAAGATCAAATAAAACAGCCAAGGCTAATGAGCCTGCCAGTTTACAAAACAGACAACCAGTAGCTGATACTCAGGCTGGTTATGTAGCATATTCAACTAAACGAGAGTTTTATGCTGACAGAAACAACCCTCGTTTTAAAACAGACAAAGCGTTTCGTGCTGCTGTAGAACAGCGTATGGTGCGAACCGATTATAACAGATTACCAAATTAAGAGGTGATAGACTCTTAATAAACTACCAGACTAGCTGTCTTGTAGTGATCTTCCGTTCAGGAAAGGTTGCTTGATGGCTAAGAGGTCGTAGATGAATACTCCTAGGGGAACAATTGAAGTCTATGTATATATTTTCTATCATATATTAACACAGTCTTTAATTTCTAAGGAGAAATATTATGACATCATCAGGAAGTCCCCAAGGGGACCTACTCAATACCCATCTACCCTATCGCGGAGACGTGGCGGCGGCAACGTCAGGCACTAGTCAGATAGCTGGTTCAGGTGACGGTAAATTATGGCTCCCGATTTGGTCGGGAGAAGTTATTCATGCTTATGACGAATACAATACATTCGAAAGCTTGGTAACAAGTAAAACAATAGCAAGCGGACGCTCAATGCAATTCCCAATCACGGGAACAGTTGACATCCAAGCCGCTTGGAACGCAGGCGAAGAATTAGTAGGCGGAACAGATGCTAAGTCAACCACATTCAATGTGAGTCTTGACGCGCGTCCTATCGCAGCATTCTTCGAAACTGATAACATCGACTTGATGATTACTCAGTGGGAATACCGAGCAGAATTGGCACGACAAGCAGGTCTAGCACTTGCTAATGCTCGTGATAAGCAAATCTGGTCATTCCTTTGTCGCGCTGGTGCAACCAATCAACTTGGTGCAACAACAGATCCTCGTCCACAAATGGGTTTGGATACTGTTATTTACGGCGGTACAGTTGAAGCAAATGCAGATCACCTTGGTGCTATGTGGGGTACTGCAACTGTCAAAGAACGAACAGATGCTGCTCTTGAACTCTTAGCTTCTCTTGAGAAGTTCTTAGTTCACTTGCAAGAAAATAACATTGACGCAGGTCAAGTTTACTGTGCTGTTTCACCTCAAGCGTTCATGGATATCCGTGCGTTAGGTGTAGCCAGAGTAGATACTGATCTGAACGATGGTGGTAACCAACTTATGTTCAACGGCTCCGCCGTTGGTGGATTTGGTACTGGACTAGGTGGACCTTTAACACAAGGCATGGCTAAGATTCGGGATACCCTAACTTATATGGGTGTTACCATTGTGAAAAGTAATCACATTATGACAACTGATATTTCAGATTCAAGTTCAGCTGATATTGGTGAGGCTCGTTACGGTCTTAACTTTGCTCTTGCTAAAGTTGGTGCTGCTATGTGGACACCTGAATGCATTGCTTCTCTTAAGTTGCAAGGCGTGAAGGTAGATACTGTAGATGATATTCGTCGTAACACACAGTTCACTGTTGCTTCAACAATGAATGGTACTGGTGTTCTTCGTCCAGAATGTTGTGCTCTGTTCTCAGGGTACGAACCTACGGATGCAACTCCAACTCGTACAGACGTTGCAGCTGCTGGAACTGGGCTCGATCTTGCTGGCGCAGGTGCAGAGTACACAGCAGTGTAATTTAGTTTATAATTTAATTATTATATACATCGGGTCCCTTGCCTCTCTGAGGTGAGGGACCTTTTTTTTATAGGGAGATAATCATGGGAAGTATATCAAGACTTGAAGCAGTGAATCACATGCTGCTTACCGCAGGTGAGAGCATAGTCGCAGATTTAGACGATAGCTCTGGTATAGATACAGGCTTAGCCGAATTTGTTTTAGACCAAGCTTCGAAAGATTATCAACTTAGGGGACTGGCTAGCAATAAGTTTGTAAAGAAGTATAAACTATCGTCTGCTGGTGAGATTGTTTTACCTGATAATGTCATTGCCGCTGAACTAGTATCTAATCATACTGATACTGATGGCAATGTTATTATAGGTATAGATCGTCAGAAGAAACTATTCAATATAGTTAACAATACATTGGATTGGAAATCAGATACAGAATATAAAGTAGAGATTGTATTTGAATTAAGTTGGGAAGACCTGTCAACCCCAGGACAAAGAGGTATACTTTCTTCGGCTATGAGACAATATCAATTAATTGTACAGGGAGATGATATCTCCGATAGATACCTTGGGGAAGCTGAAGGTATACACAGGGCTAGAGCTAAAGCAGCTGATATAAATGATAGACGCTCTTCTATATTTAATAGTGGTAGCCGTATAATGCTCCGTGCTTTGACTAGAGAATCAGGAGGTGCTGGTAATGATCCTGCACGGTTTAGGTTCTGGCGGCATAGAGGAGTATAAAGTTGAGTAAGTATAACCCAACTACAATCCCCATAAACTCTCTTTCGGGAGGAGTAGGACGACAAGCACAGTCTAAAAGACTACCGTCTGAAGCACACACCCTTGAAAATGTATTCTGTACATTAGAAAGATCTGTGGAACGCAGAACTAATACAGAAATGGTGTTAAATGAGAACGGTGCAGTAGAAGCTTTGGGTAGAGGTGGAGATAATACCTGGTATCATTGGTTTGCTATAAGTGAAGAGTCACGGTTTCTTATTTCAGTGAATCAAGATGCCACAAAAAAAGAATTAATGCTAGATATATGGAAGCTTTCAGGTGATGGTGCTATATCTAAAGTATCCGAAGATAAAATAACAATTGAAGATGAATGCTTTAAATATTTAACATATAAGATAGATAATACTAAAGAAAATATTAAGTCAGTTGCTATTGGAACTAGCTTACTTCTTTTAAATACCGAAGTTAAGGCTGGCTTTACTTCAGATGGTTCTTTTACCACGATGTACAATTTGGATGGTAGCAGGAACAACGAAGAAGATATAACAGGTAAAGAAGAAGATTATCAGACAGCAGCATCTGTAGATAGGAAGCAAGATGCGGTATTATGGAGTCAGTTTAGTAGTTTCTTACCGGGAGATGTGGTTATAGATGATGGAGATATTAATACTGAAAATTCTGCGACGCGTGGTATATGGCAGGTTAACTTAAATATAGAGGGGGAAACCGTTGGTCCTGAAAATAAACATCCCTATTATGCATATAGAAATGACAGGGATAGAGGTACAATAGAAGACATTGCAAACGCTCCTCCATCTTTTACAGATCTAGCAGTAAAGGATACTTATTATATTAAAAAAGGTGGCGTTCGTCACGCTGATTGGGGAACATTTAAGCTAGAGGATAGTAGTGATGCTGAAACAGTTATTTCGGATGGTGCTCAAATAAGGTGTAATGTTGCTACTGGTGGTTCTGAGGTATGGAAGATAAACAAATGGAGACCAGTGCATGATGATGATGGAAATAGGCGGTATACAGAATTTATATCTGTTAAAGACTACGTGTATCCAGATCCAGATAAATCCTACTTGGGTCAATCTGTTACAGACCTAACAAAACTTAGGCTGCCTCCAGATTCTAGTGATATAATAGATAGAAATAATGCTGAAACAATGATTAAAAATCTCTATCCTTCTACAGGTGATTCTGTTGGTAGGGGTAAAATATATTACTTCTCTACACCATATGCATCCTTAGTTCCAGGATACTATAGAGTAAAGAGCTTTGAAGATCAGCCGTACTTACATAACGTAAGAACACCCGATAAGATGTCCTTGTTAGATAAGAATAGGATGCCTATGCAACTGGACTATGATCCAGATACTGATGAATGGCTTCTTAGAACTATAGGATGGGATCCACGAACAGGAGGTACTGAAGAATCTAATCCAGGACCAAGTCCGTTTCGTAATGCGGATGGGACAGCCCGTCAATCAGAGATTACAGCTATAGCTTTTTATAGGGATAGGTTATTTCTTGCGGCTGGTGATGTATTATTCTCTAGTAGGCTAGGAGATTTTGATAATTTCTGGATTAAGGATCCAAGTAATATTGTTTCTACAGATCCGCTTGATCTCAGTGTTAGTTCTAATAAGTATTCACCTATTAATAGTATGATACCTTTCAATGATTATCTATTTATTAATACCGCTGGTGATACCCAATTTGAATTGATAGGTTCTGAGAATCAGATAACACCCTTTACTGCAGAGATTGCACCAACAACATTTTTCTCGACAATATCTACGCTAGAACCACAACTAATGGGTACTCAGATTTATTTCTTTGCTGAAGGTCGTTTGTATATATACTTTGGACAAACACAAACTAATATCAACCAAGCTGTAGATGTATCTTTGCATTGTCCAGGTTATTTACCAAAAACACCTAAAGCTATAACAGTATCTCCCGCACATAATTCAATTTATTTTGTAGATAGCGATAATCCTAATGAAATATTTACATATGTTAATAGATTTGCAGGAGATACAGTTGTACAGAATGCTTTCTTTAAACAGATATTAGATAGTAGTATTAACATTCAAGACCTAACTGTATTTGGTGACTACTTATATATTACCGCAAGAGAAGAAGGATATAGTACAGTATACTTACAAAGAATGCTGCTAGATACAGCAGGAGAAATTAGAAATGACGCTCTGTTGGATAACAAGTTTATATTAGGAGAAGGAAACTATTCCTCTGAGTCGGGTTATACCTCCTATAGTATAGAGAATATAGCTTTGAATAGTATAAATAAGGTTGTAGTTAGGAGTTTTCACGAACAAGGCGGGTCGGTATATGATGCCTACGCTACTACAGTAGATAATTATCCCTACCCAGTAACTACTGTAAGGGTATACGGAGATGTGACGACATTACCACTTGAAGCTGGTACTTCTTATAAGTCTTTAATAGAATTATCTGAGCAATTTGTAAGAGATGATAAGAATAATGTAAGGAATGGGGTACTTAATTTAAGAAGCCTATCTTTGCGTCATGCTAATAGTGGATCATATAATGTAGAGATAGCACGAAGATCACGAACGCCTGAGATATATGAGTTTACCCCTTTTTATGTGGGTACTACGGGAGACGAACCATTTCCATTTAAGAATTTAGAAATAGATGGAGAATTTTTAATGAGAGTATTTGGATTATCTAATGAATTAAGTATTAAAATTGAATCAGATTATCCAGTACCATTTAACATAACAAATATAGAATTTCGGGGCAAGTTTAGTTCCCGTGATAGTTTACTTGAAAGACGATAAGGAGCAGATAAATGACAACGTATGACAATCAATCTAATGCAACAGGGGTAATATATACGCCTACATCTAGCGATTGGTCACTAGATGTAGACGGAACATATAAGGTAAACATATCATCACTATCCCTCGATCCAAAAGTTACAACAGCAGATCAAATAGTAGTCATACGCCAATTTGATTTCGATACTATTGTTTCAACTCCTAGCCCTCTCCTAACAGGTGCCGAAACTTGGGAAGTGTGGACACTACCTAAAGCTAACTCATCTGGTAGTACAATGTATTCTCTTTCTGGCGATGGTAGTTCTGTGACGGTAAACATGTCTGTTACCGCTGCTGATTATTTGTATCAAAGAACTGTAGGTAATACTACTACAGAAATTCAACTACCTGTATTTGATTCCTCAGCAGATACTGTATATATCATGCGTAAGACTCAAGACCTAATGAACTATATTAACTGGACAGCTGGATCAAGAATTACAGCGTCTCAACTTAATCATGGGTTACTTCAGTTACTAAATATATCCCAAGAACTATCTGTTATGCAGGATAATAAGAATACCTTAGATCCCTTTGTTGGGAAACCTGGTGGTATATGCCCTCTAGAGGCAGACGGTACAATATCTAATACATACATCGGTTCAGCAACATTAAGTAATACTGTTGGTGATGGTCTAGAAGGGGATGGTAGTAGTACTACTCCTCTAAAGGTAGACCTTGCTGGAACAGATGGTGTAGAGAGTGGTCTTGCTTTCGATGGAAGCGGTGATCTTAAAGCTGATACTATAGATAACCTAACATCCTCGACTGAAGTTTATAAACCATTATCAGCTAAGCAAGGATATACTCTTGATCAAAAGATTGCAGGACTCGATTCTGCCTTTACATACAAAGGTACTATAGATATTGATGCTGGAGCTGGTCAAGCTGCACCATCTGCGGTTGCTGGCGATACTTATGATATTATCGAAGGTGACGGGGGTACAACTACAGTAACTTTATCAAACTTTAATAATATATCCGCCACTAAAGGAGATATCATTAGATACAATGGCTCAGCTTGGGTCGAAGTAGATCAAGCTCAAGTTGTTAGAGCCGATGGTACAGTTGCTCTTAATACAGCACAGGTAGCTGTAACACAAAGTGCAGCTGATAGTACTACTAAGGTTTCTACTACAGCTTTTGTACAACAAGAAATAACTGGAACCAAGCTTTCAGAACTTAGTGATGTAGAAACTGATACAGATGACACAGGCGGTAATATGATAGTTTGGGATACCGACTCGTGGGAGCCCCTAAGACTAGAAACAGTAGACTATACTAAACAAGTCATTACTACAGGGAGCGATCTATCAGCAATAGACGGAGTAACATTGTCTGGTACTCCTTCAACTGGACAAGTTTTAAATGTAGGTGGGGATGGACAATGGGTCAACGCCACTGTTTCCAATGATTCATATGTAGCAACAGTAGCAAGCTCTGCTGATGCTGGTGGAGGTGCTGATGATAGTGCTGCTGTATATACTGCTTGGAATAATGCGAACTTAGGACACGGGGGAATACCTACATCAAGTACTCTGTCATATCTAGAGTTTGCTGGTGCTAAGCACCTTATGAGTGCTACCAATAATGGTGCTCCTGCTGGTACTAGATTAAGTTTTACCGCTAAACAAGGTATTACCTACAGAAACGGAACTCTTCAGTTTAACGAAGTGACACCTTTTGATGGTACATGGACTACGATGCTCACTACTAGTGGTACTACCCTAAATACAACAACTCTTGAGAATGATAATGACTACCCTGCTGAATGGGGAGACTACTATATAAAGGTACCTACATCTGGCGTTCCGTTTATGTTTGAGGGTGCTTTAATTAGAATAGGAACTAATGACGCTTTGCAATCCTCTATTCCTCTCGGCTGTGACAAAGAAAGCACAGTAAAAGTTCGCGCTGGTGAAATGAATGTTGTTCAAAGTGTTGATAGACCTACTGGAAGAGTACGTCTCAAGTATCCTATTAAAGCAAGAATAGATGATCTTGAAGAGATTATAATTCCTACTGTTTCGGCAACGGCTGCTTATGTAGACATTGTCCTTGATGATCCTATACCAGCATCAGCTGATAACGATACTATAATTTTAGAGAGAGCAGACGGTACGAAAGATACCTTTACAGCTACAACTGGTACTCCTGCCGCTAATGAGTGGGTTCATAGTACTGCTACAGATACCTATGGTGCAAATATGGCAACTGAAATAAATAGCCATCCTTCATGGGTTGCTGCTTATACAACAGGTACTAATACAATAAGAATAACCCAAGCTATTGCTGGTGTAACAGGCAACACCGCTGTTGGTGGAACCATACTTGCAGGTGATGGTGTTGTTGGTAATCCTATAACTCCTTCCCTAGCAGGTGGAACCTCACCACAAATTTCTGATCAAGTATTCGATAATATGGTATTTGAGGATCTCAATACAGGATTCTGGGAATTAGATACAAACTCAGTAGCTGGTACTGGGAGTACATCAGTAACCGTAACCCTACCAAGAGATCATGGCTTAGCTAATGGAGTAACATTCACTGGACAAATGGATTCCTGTAATATATCTGGTGGCGTTAGTGGTACTCCATATTATTCTGATATAAATACACCGATAGTTTATACTGCGGTTGTTGATACTGATACAGGTAGTAGTAATACCCTTACCGCTACATTAAATAATTCTAAAACTCTAGATACTGGAAATTTTGGTGGTAGGAATGCTCAATTACACTATGGTGAAAATAATGGAATCTACTTAACGTATGCTAAGAATATTACATTCCGAAACTGTACCTTTAAGGGGTTTGGTATAGCTGTATGGTTAAAGTTCTGCGATAATATCACCTTTGAAAGCTGTACATTTGAAAATGGATCTAATATCCCGCGACCTTACTATGTAAATCAGTTGGCGACTGGAAAAAGATTAAGAATAGATGGGGGTTGTAGAAATATTACCGTTAAGGATTGTAACTTTAATAACGACAATACAGCAATTCATATGACAGCCGGTTCTAGTGCTACATATAGGGCTATTTATGATTTACATATAGATAACAATAAAATGGATGGGTTCAGTTTTGGACTATATCAGAGTGCAAATCCTGCAACAACTCTTTTAATAGAATCTAAGATTACAAATAATACTATAACTTTGAAGTCACACAATTCCCGTAGAAATTGCCGCCAGTTGAGTAGAGAGTGGCGTACTAATTATGCATACGGTATGTATCTCGCTGGATGGAATTTAGAGATTAAGAATAATAATATAGGTGGAGTGCAAGCCTATGTACAAGAGGAAAACGAAGATGCATTTGATCAAGTGGGTTATGGTAGAGCGGACGATGGTGGCAGGGATCATCCTGTAGGTGGTCCTACCTTTCGCAATGTTTTATACGAAAAGAAAAAGGTTCCTGTAGCCTTTGAGGGTATCCTCGTATTCATCATGGGAGGAGGCAGACGGAGCTTTTATAATACTTATCAAGGTGGCTTAGGTGCTTCTTCACCATTAACTGGGAAAAATGTAGGTCCAAATGGTGCTGATTCAACATGGGGAGCTCTTCTGTATACTCCTATTGGTAATTGGGACACACCTTCTTGTAGCCAAATAGAAAATAATAATATACATTCGTATTTTTATGCTATCGCGGTATACTACAGGGGCGGCTCTTCCGAAGCACCCGAAGCAATACCATCGCCGAGGATAATAGGAAATAATATAGTATGTCTGAGGCGTGGTATATTTATGGTTTCAGGTTATAACCAAACTACCTGTATTGAAAATGCTATAGTTAGGGATAACCATATTTTCAATGATCATTGGTCAAAGATTTACGAGAAGGTAACTAGCGTTGAATCAAGTGATGGTACTAGCGATTTCGATGTCGAAGGTAGTGCCGATGGTATGTTATGGATATATGCTGTCAAGGATGGCGGTACAGGCGGTACGAATCACCACAACTGTTTTGTAAATCTTTTGGTTGAGTCAAATACTGTACAGTGTACGAGCAATGTATATAAAACTTATCCAATGCGGGTAAGTGGGCAAAGTGGGCTTCATAGTAGATACTGGCAAGAGCAGACGCATCTGCGTAGCAATAATTTCCTTGGTGGATACCAGTCCCAGCTCTGGAGTCCAACATGGAACTCAACTACACAGGGCAACAGCCACTCTAGACTAGATGGTGGTTTTCACTATAATTATGCAGATGTTGACTTCGCGGGGGCATATTTTGGAACTGAAACGTCATGGGCTTGGTGGGCGAATCGTCAGAATGACGATCAACAAGGTACCGAGTGATAGTATGACTAAAGCCTCTAGAATAGAGAGACTTCAGAACATCTTAATTGAACGGATGCTTGAAGATCTTGATGATCCAGATAAGTGTACCCCTGGATTATATCAAGTAATCAGGGGTATTATAACAGATAATAGAGAACAATTAGATTCTATACCTAACTCAACTTTAGATTTTCTAGAGGATAAGTTCAAGGATAGTATCCCATTTAAAAGGGAGGCTTCATAATGCCTAAAGTAGGGAAAAAGAAATTTGCTTATACAACTAAAGGAAAGAAAAAAGCCAAGGCTTATGCTAAAAAGACTGGCAAGAAGATCAAAAAGAAATACTGATGAACATACCCCAAGAAATGCTTGATGATTTTCGTAATCATCTATGGGGTTGCTTTAAATATCTAGGTATTGGAGAACCTACACCCGCACAGTATGCTATGGCAGAATCACTACAAGGTGGTCCTAAAGATATGCAGCTTCAGGCAGGTCGTGGGTTTGGGAAGTCTGTTATTACTGCATGCTTAGCTTCGTGGTTCTTATTACAGAATCCAAACACTGTAATTATGGTTATTTCTGCTACTAGTAACAAGGCGGCAGAGTTTATCAGCATGACACGAAGAATCTTAGACGTTGTACCGTACTGTGAGCACCTAAAACCTGGAGATCACACTACAGATAATGCTTTTGGGTTCAATGTAGAGTGCCGTAATAAGATAGGACAGGATAAGTCTTGTTTTGCTAGGGGTATTAGCTCTCAGATAACAGGTAGCCACGCAGACTTCGTTATTGCGGACGATGTGGAGATTGAGGGTAACTGTGAGACTACACACGCTAGAGATAAGCTTTTGAATAAGGTATCTGAGTTTGAACAGATAAGAAATGTCGGTGGTCGTGTTATATTTCTAGGCACACCACAAATTAGGGACTCTATTTACAATTCTTTGAGTGAAGGCTATCCTATTACTAAGTTTCCTGCTGTTATTCCAAATAAACACAACGAAGCAGAGTGTGAGAATGTTAATCAGTGGGTATGGGAGCTTCAGGGAGAGACTGGAGATGCTACTCAACCAGAAAGATTTAGTAATGAGGTTCTAGAAGAGCGTAAGGCTAAGATCGGACCTCGATTATTCGCACTACACTACAAACTAGACACCTCTCTTGCTGATGCAGAGAAATATCCCCTAAGATTATCTGATTTAATAGTATTAGATCTAGATCAGGATGTCTGCCCAGAGAAAATAGTGTGGGCTAACAGTGTACCCCTTAAGAAGATGCCATCTTTTGGTATGTCGGGTGATATGTTATATGAACCCATGTGGGTATCTGATAACTACACTGATTATGTACAAACTCTGATGTTTATAGATCCATCAGGTCGAGGTAGAGATGAAACTGGTGTATGTGTTAGCTCCTTTGCTAATGGCTATATCTTTATTCATGAATTGCTTGGTCTTGATGGAGGATACGATAGGTCAGTTCTGATAAAGATCTGTCAAATTGCTAGAGATTATGATATTCGTAGTATCTTTGTCGAAAGTAACTTTGGTGATGCTATGTTTTGTCAGATACTAGCTCCTGTTGTATCAGAAATATGCGGTCGTAACCTTGGTATTGAAGAATTCAGAGTTAAGGGACAGAAGGAAGCTAGGATGCTTGATATATTAGAGCCTGTCTTGGCTCAGCATAGGTTAGTATTCAACAGAAAGGCTATAATAAGTGAGGAGACACAGAAACAACTCACTAGATTACACGACTCAAGGGGTGCCTTACCTAAAGATGACAGGGTAGACGTACTATCCGCCGCCATATCACACTGGACAGAGTCTATGCATCTAGATGTAGATACAATACTAAGAAAAAACAAAGATAAGGCTAGAGATGATGTAGTTAAGACATGGCTATCAGATGATAGGGTTATGGGTTTGTGGGGAGATAAGCTTTCGGGAGCTGTTCTTCGAAATGAGTACCCATTTGAGGGTAATAGTAATAGCCTCTGGAAGAGGCGTGGAAGGACTTGGTAGAGCTTTGAATTATAGGTATATCTTGAGTCATTTTTATAAAATAACGAGCACACAGAGTAATGTAGGAGGGTTTATATGCCACCACTAATGATTGGCGTAATGGCAGCAGGAGGAGTCATGTCTTCCATGGGGCAAGCAGACGCTGCAGCACAACAAGCAGTTAACGAAATGGCTGCCTTCCGACAGAATGAAAAGAATCGTACCCATGAATGGGCTAACCAGTCATGGTTCCAAGTTCTACAGCAAGCTCAGAGATGGGCTACTAATAAAGCTATCGTAAAGGATGCTATTAGTACAAGAGAGAAAAATAAATTCTGGGAGAGAGCAAGGCTAGATAACACAAGATCTACCATGTCTAAGAATATGGTTAAGGGTTATAACGATCTTACTTCAGTATTAGGAGGAAGGTTAGGAAAGAACTCAGCTACCTCAAGAGCTTTACTAAGGAGTACTATGCAAAACTATCACCAAGCTCGACAAACACAGAATATAAGCTTATCCTTAAAAGATAGGGCATATGATGATCAGTATCAAAAGGCTATTAACAAGAGAGACTTTGGGTTTACTCCTGTTCAAGAGTTTAATTTGAATCAGTACTATGGGGCAGACCCAAATCAAGTATATAAAACTACACTTATGCAGGGCTTAGGTCAAACTGCTATGGGTGTTGGTAGTGCACATATGAGCTTCAAAGGTGCAGGTGGGACATACTTCTAATGAGTCTAGACTTCCTAAAGAATCCAACTGTTAAAACCATGGTTGAACAACAGTATAATGATCAGCAGCTAAACAGAACAATGGAATATCTTAAGGACTATAAGGGTTCTGATGTATTTAAAGATTGGCAAAGGGATGTACCGTTTGATATTACCCCAGAAAATAGAGAATCGTATTGGGATATATATAACAATCTATCTCCACTGGGTGTTAAAGATACTGAAAATGCTTTTATTAAATCAGTACAATTAGATTTAGATAATGCACCGACACCAGCAGAAAAACTATTCATACTTAGGGATGGTCAATCTATCTGGAGTGATAATGTATCTGAGTATTTTAAAGAACAGACTGATATTTTAGGTGGGTATATAACTGCAGATTCTTTGAATAAAGGTCAAGTGGCTTATGAAAAGGATTTCTCTAATAGAGTAAACTCTTTATATGGTAGAGGTGTAGAGCTAGATGCAATGGTATCTGAAGCTAATCATATTAAAGATGGTATAGAAATAGAAAAGTATGGGATGTGGGATAACGCTTTAATACATAATGGAAGATTATCTACTAAAGACGTAGATGGTAATATTACAATGGGTGCTAATGCTGGATTAGATCTTGACGAGAAAACATTACCTGCATGGGATGAACAACTAGAGGTATCACGAATTGCTTACAATACTTTAAAGAAGGTTATACCAACAGCACTCAGTATGGCTCGTTATAAATTCTTAGACAGTAAGAAGAAAGCAGATATAGCAATGCTCAATAGTGCTGAGAAGGGTGAGCTAAGTAAGGAAAATATTATACCTGCTGTAACTAATATGTTAGTATATAAAGATTCAGACACTGAAGACGTAGTTCGTAAGGGAGCTAAAGGAGCTTTTAAACATGCTATGCCTCAAGAAGTTCATAAGATAGGTGGTAAACTTATAGCTGGTATTATGAATGCTACTATGAAAAGAGGATATGATATATGAGAAATATAGACCAGAGACGAGAAGATTCTAATAGACCTATAGATATACCTGATATAAATCAGAAGGTAGGTATAGAGAATGTAACATTTTCTAGTGCAGACGCACGGTTTCTAGACTCAAATAGAAATAGATATGTCTCTACTATGCCAATGCAGATGAAGGGGTTGGAAAATTCTGAAGCCCGTTTAATGTATGATATGTATAAAACTATGAGGGGTACCCTTTTGGAGGGTGGCAAAGCTTGGATGCAATCTGTGGCAGCAAAGCAAGCCATGGATGACCCAGCGTTGACTGCGAGGTATGAGATGGAGGCTCGACGAGACGCTACCATGAAAGAGTTTTCTGAGATAGATCAAGCTGAAGTAGAGCCTAGATGGAGGTCATATAATCGTGATACTGCTAGGGGAACAAGATTTGAGAAAGATAAACGAATAATAGCACAAACAAAACTAAAGAATAAAACCATTGAAATTGAAGAGAATGAGACCTTATCTGCGGCTGCAAAGACTGCGGCAAAATTGAAACTACATAAGGAGTTTTTAGATGAAGCAGGATATTAATCCCATACTAGACGACATCTCCCATATCTATTGGGGAGATACTGAAGAAACGGTTAGTGCATTAGATAATATTAGAGATGATTTAATGGATTATCCAGTAGTACCTAAGTCGGAAAGTATGTCGTATGATGTTACTGATAAAGACACACTCTTTTCTTTATCTGAAAAGATAGGGGTACATCCAGAAGATATAAGCGAACTTAATGATTACAGACAAGTTAAACCAGGACAAACAATAAATGTACCTCCTACAAAAATGATCTCTACTTATCAAGGTGAAACTATGCCACAAAACTTTAGGGATGCCGTACCTTCTTTGGGACCGCCGCCAAAATATACTCTATCTCCCTCAGGCGAGACCATTGTACATCCAGATGATTGGGGGGATATAAGTGAAGCTGCTAATCCATATTATACAGCTAGAGAACAGTCTAATATGGCAGGTGAGATATTTGTACCAGATAGTTTTACTGACTATGATCAGACACATCCAGAGGCTACCTGGGAAATAGAAGATCCACTAAAGCAGATTAGATTGTTACAACCAGATATTAAGGTTGGTGCTTTAAGTACTTTGCTAGATGTTAGTTCTCTAGTTCCTCTTGAAGACGATATGGCACAAGCACTACGAGCAACTAATGATGCTAATCGTAGGCTTGAGGAATTTCAAAAGAGTATATATCAAACAGCACTCACAGATGGTACCTATCCTACAGATCAGGATGGCACTCCAGTTGGATATGATTCTCAGGAAGTTGCGGATCGTATACAAAGCGATCGACACCTTATACCTATTTCTGATAGAGATAAAGCTGAACATGCTGCTTTAGTAGAAGCTCTTGATAGAAATATGACACATTACTTTTCTACAAGATCCGGATATTCGTCTGCCCATAAAGAGCTTCTTTCGAAGTCGGTACTAGATCGAAATGTTCCTAAAGGATTACGTATAGGTGATTTACCATATATAACACCATATAATTTCTATCGGGCAATGTATAAAGCTAGCAAAGTTGACTATGATGACGGTTTGAAAATCTATCAGAACAAAGTTAATAAACTTAACCCCAAGCAGAAAGAAATATGGGAGACAATGTTTGGGACTCAAGAAGGGCTTCATAATAAAATCCACGTAGCAGTAATTCCACATGCTGAGTTGATGGGTAAGTTTACAGGAGTATATGACGTATTCGGTAATATGTTATATGAGAAAAACAGACCCCATCTAGGTAAGGAATATGTAATGGATATTACAACACTATCACCTAGAGAGGTAGGCTATGCTGATAAAAGTCTGTTCATGCAACAAGGTTATCAAGAGGATCCAGAAACATTTGCTGAAGCTATAGGAGATCAAATACAACAAGCTGCAATGCAAGATATAGAGACCGATCTATATGAGCCAACAGATCCACCATTTAAAGGTAAGATAAAAGATCTTGACACAGACGATCTACTGATATACCCAATGAGAACGGACCCCTGGATCGACCATCGAACCGGCAAAAAGCTTAGACATACCTATGCAGAATATCCTCAACCTACTTATTGGGAGTCAGTTGGAGGTCTTGGTACACAAGATCCAGCTAGGGTGCAAAAACAAGACTTACTAGGATTCGGAACAGATACTCAAGTCTTTTGGTTTCATGGTGAAGAAAGAGTAAATCTACCTGTTGCTGGTCATGAAATTGGGGGTCATGGAAAACAGGTGAAGATCCCTAGTGCCCCACTAAGACCTAGACCTGATGGATCATTTGAAAATAAATGGGCTTATAGGTGGCATGAAATAGGTGCAGAGTGGTCTGAAGCTGTAAGGAAGTATAGAGTGCAGCGTGGTGATAATACCTTAGCTCCTTTAGATCTTAATGATTTTACTACTTACCTTGAAAACAAGATTGTTGCTCCTCCCTATCCACTTCCAGAAAATATAACTGAAGTTTATGAGGAGATTCTAGATATAATGCGTAGCTGGAGTGATGAAGAAAAAGAAGCACTTAGATATATGATTGGTCACGCAGATGAGAATAACCAAGTAATGACAATGTCAGCATAAAGGAGAATAGTAGTGACAGATGTACCTCGCAATGAACAGTCTATGATAGACCCTAGCACAATAAAAGAATCCCCAGAAGTCGAAGAGGTGTGGGAATCATCTTATGATTATGATGTCTTTACTTCTGGTAAAGGGTGGGGATCTGTGGAGGTATCAACTGAAGGTCGTGGTAAATATTCTCAACCTACAGCTGAAGAGATAAGAGAGAATAGAGGAAGAAAACTCCATTACGGATATAACAGTAAAGAAAATAGATTGATGTGGTCACCTATAGATAAAGTTCCCCCGAAAAGTGATTACATTCCTAAACCAGATATTACACAAGAAGAATTAGATACTGCAATAGATTCACTACAACAAAGATCTAATCATATAAATAATAGACTAGAGCAATCCTTAACAGGAGATTCTGTAGATACAGATGATGGTATAACTATAACCAGCAACTGGATAAATAAAATGATTGATGAGGTTAGAAGTAGACTATCATCATCAGGTAAAGTAAATGAATACTTATTAAACCCATTTTATACAAGACCTGACAAAGATGGAAAACCTGAAATACCTGCATTACAGGATCCGTTATTTAGAGAGATACTAGCAGACGGTGCCTTAGAAGCACACGAAGAAGAATTATTTAAGAAGTATCTTAAGGAAGGGACACTATCTTCTTACTCTACTATGGAAGGTGAGTTTGTTCAGAAAGTAATTCCACATCCAGAAATTGCTCCTCGTATGAAAGATTATAATTGGTTATGGAAACGATATACTGAACATACTAATAAATATAATAATATGAAGTCAGAGGTTGATGCAATTGAAAGGGTTATTCGCACAGAGTTAGATTCAGAAACTAAAGATTATCTAATGGAAACACTAATAGATAACTTTGGATGGGTTAGAAAAGACTTTACAGATAGGGGTATTGTATTAACTGACTATGCTCGTAGTATTATTGATCAGAATGAATGGAATGATACAAGAGAAGATATGGATGATACATCCCTAGTCTATCCAGACGGATCTTTTGTTCCGGAGGGTCATTATTATGACACAGCTACCGATACGTCTATACCTATTGAAGATTCTAATATAAAAAGAGAATTAGGTATTGTATTTAATCAGGAAAATGTACCTGAAGAAGTTGTTAATAACTTTAGGGAACTTCCTGATACACTACAAGCTTTTATTATGAAAGACCAGACATCCCTAGTCTATCCAGACGGATCTTTTGTACCAGAAGGATACTATTATGATATTGAAAAAGATCATACTGTAACTATATCAGAAAAGGTGGACCAATATAGGAAAAACTTTAAACATAGTAAAGAAGAATTAGAAGACCTACAAAGATTTTTTAAATTAGCTCAACTGCAGGCTGGTAGAGCGAATGAATTTAGTAGTATGAGTGATAAGGAGTTAGAACAGTACATTACGAGTAGGACGAAAAAGAGAGATGCAAAACTTAAGGGTATTACTATAGGTACTCCCCAGTTTCAGACAACTTTAGAAGCTATTACTAGAAGATTTGACGAAAGGTTTGGTACAAACTACCACACATGGGAAGACTTAAACCAAGGTCTATTAGCGGGTGCATTATCCAGTAGACAAATAGTATGGATTGAGGATATGTATAGATGGGGGATGCAGAGATTGCCAAAGTCTTCTGCTACCGCCACTAATCTATCAAAGATGGAGAAATCATCTTTCGATAGAAATAATGATAGAGGCTTTGACGTTCCTTGGGATCCCAAAATTAAAATGTTACTTGGAGGAATAGATCCTCAAGATTTAGAAACCATTCTTAGTGATCGAGGTGCTACATATAAGAATCTTTGGAAGGAGTTTATGCTACTAGGTAACGAGTGGAATAAACAGAAAGAAAATTATAAAAATATTCTTCTTGGTAATCCAGCTATGGAGAATTGGGATACAGAAATGGTTTCCCCAGAAATGTCTAGATTAGATCAGGTATTGAATAATATGTTCCTCCCTATTGAGCAGATGTTATTTATGCATGCTTCAGGAGAGCTGGGTTTTTGGGAACCAGGGTTTGAACAGTGGTCATTATTTGCTGGTAGAATGTATGCTAAGGAATACGGCAAGCGACAAAGCGGGGCTAGTGATAACTTTAATACACATCTTAAATACGCACTACATGTTATACATACTATGAGTGGAGAAATTACTCCCGAAGTAACCTCTGCCATGTTATTTCTTTTTGGACTCAAAGCTGGTTCTGAAGAAGTAGATGATAAAGTTTTCATGACAAAAGCACTACAAGCTGCTGGACAGCCTGTTGAAGCAGCGGCAATACTTGGAGTAACTCTAGAATATCTACTCCAGTTATCAGGTGGAGATATGACTTCTCTTGATCCTAATAATATTAATCAAGCAGTAAATACTGTTACTTATGAAATTGCGTCTGCAATATCTGCTGCGTCTTACGCAGCAACTACAGACCGTTTTGCATTAGAGGCATTACTACCTAAAGGTACTATTAGAGACATGACCCGAATATCACAAAATATTAGGTTTCGTACACCAAGTGCTGAAGCTATGGAGGGTGCCTTTGATCCTGAAATAAAGCTGGGTCAGGAACAAGCATACGAATTGCAGCAGACAGAGTATGATGAAATGCTTCGACTTTCCGCACCGTTATTGCCCTCACTTGCAGAAGGTGGTGAAATGCCTGATGTAGAGAGTATAGAAACTTTACTTGTAGAGGCTGCATTGGGCTCTCCTGCAATTGAGTCATTGCTATCGGCTGACTGGGCAACTGACGCAACTAATAGAGAGAAACTATTATATGTATTTAGAACTATGATGTTAACGGAAGAGTCTGCTTTGGCTTTTAAGGGTGCAATGTTTACAGCTTTAATAGCTAACAAGAGAACTCCAATGGCTGGAACAACAGAAAGAAATATGATGCAGATGAAGGATGTCTTTCTATTCTGGGAAACATATTTGAATAGACAGAACACAGCAATCATTCCGTACACATACAGAAATGGAGAGTTTATCCCTGCTACAGCATCACATACTAAAGAATATGACTATTCTAAATGGGCTAATCCAACTGAAGAACAGCCTGATGGTGGGGTATTAAATGTATCTATATATAACGATCTCAATCAAACAAAAGAAACCCAAGCAGAAAATGATGAAACAACAAGAAGAACTATGCTTAGAAACTTTAGCAATATAACAGTAGCAAATCCAAATATAATACAACCAATTAGACCGGATATGATAGGACCTGCAATTAATAAGGTTATGGATACTATTCACGAAATTAATAATCAGGGTAAAGAACCAGTAGGATTAATTGAAGCACAACTACTTTTAGCTTTAGAATTAGTAGAGGGTGAACATAAATTAGATGCGGGAATAATTCCAGTAAAGTTAGCAAAGTTAGCAAGCTTTGTTAAAGCTTTTCGAGAAGGCGACAGACTTAGTAAGATATCTTATGGACTAGAGTTAGGTAGAAGTAAAACAACTGGGGGTATTAGGGGTATGCAACAAGCTCCGCACATTCGAATTAATACGTATGAGATGGAAACCACTTATCAGCCTGGGGGGTTTGCAGGTTTGTTTCTTGAAACTAAGAGCGAACAAAAAATTATTAACTCCTTTACTATACCGTGGATGGCTTTCCATAATGACGACTGGAAAGGAACTACGGCTGAAAAAGAGGCAGGTTTACAGGGAAGCGTTAAAGATTTTATGTTAGTAAGCAGAGAAGATTGGGTTCAAATTATGACAGGTAAGGAGAATATTCCCGCTATTGGTGGGTATATGGAATGGGAAGGCAGAGCTGATCAATATAACGTCAGGGGCTTGAAGAAGAAGTTTCTTGATAAATATGAAACATCCCATAATATCCATAATGGAATATATGGAATAAAGGTAGAGTACTACGGGGCGAATGGTAAATGGCAAACCAACATAACCCGTGATTATACTAAAGTAAGAGTAAGAGTAAAATAAGGAATATTAAATGGTAAGACCAAGACAATCCCCAGCAGATTATTTACCCCCACTACCGGGACCGAGCCCTGATGATATGTTTCATATGGGGTCACTAGATAGGGAGCTAGATGCAGGATATTATTCAAAGATTCCTGAAGCACCACTAGAAGCGTGGGGTGAGGATACTCTATACTCATCGAAGACTATACATGAATCTCAAAAACCCTATCAGGTAGAATCTATTAATCTTGCGACAGGTGATTATCAAATAGGACCCCTGTCTTTACTAGAGTCTAATAGATTAGGTATGGCTTTAGTTCATACTGGTGGTATGTGGGGTTCAAATGCACAAAATACAAATCTTGTTGCATCTATGATGTTTGCTGGTAGAAGAGAATTAGCTGGTACATTTATGGCACTAGATGAGGACATGGAAAAAAACTTAAAAAACTTCATAAGTCCTCTCGCTTATAGTAACTGGCTTAAAGGTGTTAATGTTCATCTACCCGAACTTGATAAGCCAAGTACCTATATACCAGTTAGGACACAACATTTCGAACCTATGTTTATTGGTGAAGCGTGGGAACAGTTTAATCCAAACGATTTATTCTTAGAAGAACCACATCCAGATTACACACCAGATAAGGCTTGGGCTTTGATGTGGGAAAAAAATCCTGGATTTATGAATAGAATCTCTAAACTCGGAGCTAATGAAGAATACTTTGCGGATGCTAAAAACGAACATGAGTGGATGCATAATGCCAACATGTTGATAGAGCTAAACTATATAACTAAGAGTAAGATGTGGAGTGACGATACTTCTTGGTGGGGAAAGAATGTAAGTGGACAGTTATATACCTTTGTTGTAAGCGGTATCTTAAATGAACCAGATATGGTTGGAGAAATGCTTGTAGGATTACTTCTTACAGCCGCCACTGCAGGTATTGGTGGTGTAGCCCTTACTGCTAAAATAGCCACTTATATGCGCAAGGGTGTTAAGATAATGGATGAGCTTGCCGAGCTTCGGACATTTGTTAGTAAGGTATTAAGAATGTCTAGGGTTACAAATTTCCTACCGTCTGCTATTCCTCATACGTTTATGACACGGGGTGGGAAGGTAGCTCTAAAGTCTAGGTGGTTTAATCCTTTTGCAAACAAGGGTCGTAATATCTTTATGGCTAATGCAGCTGAAGGAGCTCTTACAGGTACTCTTGCAGAAATTGGTAACCAACGAAGAAAAATAAATTGGGAACTACAAGACGAGTATGATTGGGAAATGGTAGCATGGCAGGGCGGTCTTGAGTCTATTATAACCCCATTCATTAACCCCGCATTTGTTTTGGGAATGAAGGGTTTACAAAGAGGTAGTATGAGAACTATGCAGTTCAGTAGTCAGCTTATGACTGAATTGACTGGTACTGATATAGATCTAGGAGCTAAGCTTCCAGATGTTGTAAAGAATATTGTAAAGGTATGGGGACAACCAGAATCTGCAACAGATAGAATTACTCTAGATATTCTTGGTAATATGGCTTGGAAGAATTTAGAAAATATGTTAGGCTCTTTAGATGCTGATGGTAGAAAAGTAACTGGTCAAAGACTTGGTCAAATACTAGCTATGTTACTAGAAGATGGTAAACTAGACTCTCTACAAGGTCTGGAAACGACTCTTGAACTAATGATTAAAGAGGCTACTGTAAGAAAAGATGATGGTACTACATATATTGATCATAAGAAAATGGATCTTCCAATGGCAGTAGCAAAATTAGCCGCTATTGCAGCTAAGAAAAGGGGTCTGACAGCTGATGAAATAGGAACACACGAAGCTACAGCTTTCTTCTTTATTCATGGAGAAAGAATAGCTTCAGAGAGAAATAAGAAAAACATAAAAAGGAAAGACGGTTCAGAACCTGTAGGAGATAATAAATGGACTGCTCCTGATATTATTACAGAAGCGCTTGGCGGTACTGAGATAGATATTGCAGTATTCTTTGACGAAGCAATGAGAGCTGAGGTTGATGAGGAGTTGACATTAGGGGGTTTAGATCCCAAGTTTGCTAGTAAAAGTCAGGTTGCTGCAGCTTGGGAAAAAGCTATGGTTAAACGTGGTGCAACATTTGCAAAACGTGCCTCAGCAATAATTGATGAACAAGAGAAACTTATAAAAGAAGTTTCTGAATTAATTGAGGCAGCTAGACAAGCACTGGATATACGAGAAGGTGATGCTAGTTATTATATGAATGAACTAGTAGCTTCGGATCCTGAGCTTAAAAGAAGATTGGTAGAGTTAGAAAACTTTACTAATGATTTGCAAGCATTATTTAATCAGATATCAGAAATACGGGCTTTAAGGGAAAGTGATTTGCATGTTAAAGATCAAACCCAAGCTAATTCAATGCTAGATATAGCATTAACTTCTGATCGCGTTGGCGGTATGATGGCTAGATTAAAATTAATAGCTAAGGCTTTAAATATAGATGTTAAAGGAATTAGTAAAATTTCAGATATGGTTGCTATACTAAAACAAAGAGTTTCACAGGATGAGAGATTTGATTTAGAAGCATTCAAACCACTAGCAGAGCACCTAAGTTTAGAGCTTAGTGAAAACCTTGCTGTAATAACCGAAGAGCAATCAAACTTAGAAAAGGTTCTTATAGACAACCTATTTAGAACAATTGCAAACTATCATAATGTATATAAAAACTCAAGTCCACATGTTATAGACCAAACCATTGATGGTGTGAAGATTGATCGACAATTCCAAGCAATAGTTAATTCTATTATGAGAGTAAACGACTCTAATTATGAGGTACTGAATATAGATAACATGACCAATACTGGTGAGTGGAATGTTACTGAATCAGGAACCAAAACCGATACTACAGAACCTATATTTCTTACCGATAAGATTCTATTAAAGGATAAAAAATCCGGAGATGTTTTAAGTAAAGGCGAGGGCACCATCCACCATGTTGAAGCACACTTATTAGATAAGGCTGATCCTCGTCATAAAGAATATGTTCCTCCGCCCCCACCACCGACAACAGGTGGACACCCATCAACACCGCCAAGTAAGATTAATGAACTAAGAGAGAAGGCTGGTTTTGAACCTGTAGAAGTAGAACTATCTGGTGATCCAGAAAGTAATTCATTTGTTCCCTTAGATTTTGCTGAAAGTGTCACAGTCTATCAGACTCTTCAGGAATTAATAGCTAAGGCTGAAGAGGCTGGAGATACAAAACTAGCAAAAGAACTTAAAAGAACACTGTCTGCATTAAGATTCTTTGCTGAGAACCATCTAGATACTCTTCCTATTACTGAAGCAATTGTTGATATACAGACAAAAACATTAGCTATTACAAAGAGAATGAATGAGATAGATGAAGAGTTTATGAATAATGAAAAGTTTAAAGCAAACTATCAAATAGAAGCAGATGCTCAAGTTGTTGCAGTATTATCTACAAGAATAAAGAACAGTGCTGATAGGGGTAAGATTAAAGAAAATGATGTTGTTCTTGATACAGAATCACAGGAAGCATTATCTTCCTTAGAAGATAGCTATAAGATTAAGCCTAAGAAAGGTGTATCTCATTGGAAGAGATTAGCTAAAATTAGAACCATGCTTGAAAAGAAATCTGCTAACTTTGGGGCTAAATACTTAAAGGCTAAAGAAAAACACAACAAAGAGATTACAACCCATAGCGATGAGATAATGAGACTTAAGGAGAAACAGAGATCCGAAATTCACAAAATAAATATGCGTGTTATTGAAGCTCATTTAGGAGAACATACAGGTCTAACTCTAGCTACAGGTAGAGAAATTGCAGAACAAGTAGCAACGCACCAACTTAAGTTAGCTAGGAAAGAAGCAGATTGGAAATTCTTTTGGGAAGAACAATCAACAATGACCTTAAATGATTTTATTTTTCAATATCTTAATAACAATCAATATGTAAGAACGAGAATACTCAAAAAACATGGTACTAAAGAAGAGGGTTATACAAAGAAACAGCTACAAGAATATTGGGATCAGGCTATAAAAAAAGAAAAAGAATTAATTGATCGTCTGCATGTAGGTAGAATGATGGCTACCCAAAGAGTTATTAATAACCTAGCTACTGAAATCCTAGAAGAGAAGGGTGTTACGATAGATAACTGGAATCCTGAACATAGGTTTACTCTAGATACATTACCAGATCAAAGACTTGCAGCACTTGCTGCGGGTGATGGGGTCACATCTCATATAGAAACAAAACTAGAAGCAGTAACCTTATTAAGTCAGTTTGCTAGAAGAATTATATATATGCTCAACACTCCGAGATGGAGTGACGAAACAACACTGAAGTGGGATAAGGTTAAAAAGGCATTGCCACCGGGTATTAAAAATCTTCGGATAGAGATTGTATTTGCACATGCCCTAACTCCTGACTCTAAAAATAAAGCTAATACAGAAATGCTTGAGGTGTTAGAATTAGAGTTTGATGTTGAACTACTAAAGGGAGCGTTAGCGGATCTAATAACATTACTAGATCCCGCAATTAAAGAGCAATATAAATATACAGCTAGAATGATTAGAGAGGCTCAAAAAGATCCTACCGATACTCATAGTGAATACAGTTGGTATGCAGCACAGAGAATTGTTACAATGTTATGGGATGCCATGCTACCCGCTTATCGAGACGAGTTCTTAGCTAATGAAATCCATCCGGATCATATAGGTCGAGGATATAAACTTGTACACAGTAAGGGAGTTACTACTAAGTGGGGAACTGAGTCTGATTATATTATTGCGGTAGGAGAAGAAGCTAAGAATATGCTTTTAATCTTACCAGAGGGAATAAGAAAGCTTGCTCTTGAAAGGCTTGGTATTAAAGAAACAGCTATTATTGCTGATATAGATCCCAACACACTTTTAACAGCTATGGCTAGTTTTATGCATAAGAAAACTGCAGCGGATTTAGCAAAATATGGTAATGGTACAGAGGATTACAATTCAGCCTTTACTACTGGTCGGGGTATAATTGAAATTGTTCTAGATAGATCACCGGGTACTATGAGACGAGTAGTAGATAAGTCTGATCCTGAAGGTGTTGTTGATAACTTTACTGAACTTAATGAAACTAGTAAAGAATCCGCAAAACGATTTAAAAAACCAGAAAAAGAAAAAAGTAAAGTTCTATTACCTCCACATACAGGTGATATAAATATGTTTGGTCCTCTAGAAGAGTGGGGACTTATACGTACCCTTGAGGATGAAGTATTCCGTAATAGAATTAAATTCTCTGCACATGTAGAGATAACTGATTCTATCAGAAACCAATGGGCTGATCCGAACAGAGTGTCTAATGTTAAAGAAGATGATATGTTTAATGTTGGTCGAAGACTTCCGTTTAGACTTACACCTTATATTAATAATAGACTATATAAAGGAACAACACTGGATCGCCAAGAACTATTGGAAGCTTTGTTTACAGTACAGTTAGATATGCCAGCAGTAGTACAGTCATTTATTTATGATGCTGTTATTGGACACAGACAATTCTATGCTAGTGAAGCTAAAACTACTAGTGAAATTATTACTACTGGTTGGGATACAGTGATGCCGTCAACTAACTTGGCTTGGGTGAATATCCTACAACAGTTGAATCCAGAGCTTCTTCAAGCAGAGAATGTAGACTCTCCACTTGTACAACTTGTATTGGAAGAGGCATTAAGATGGGAAAACCAAACTGATCCTGATACTGGGAAGACAAGACCCTTCAATGAAATTATTAACCAATACAACTATGGAGATCAATCATGGCAAGGTGCTCACCTATTCTGGTTTCTCAATCGAAAAGGTGATGAGTTTATAGCTGAACTACAAAGGATTCATGATGAAGGAGAAATGGGTTGGAATGAAGATCTTGAGGATAGATATATTACAACAGCCGTGAAGTGGATACATGAATTATTATCTACTGATAAGGATAGTAGAATGGATATCTTTAGAGACTTATTCAAAAAGGTTGGTATTACTGAAGATACAGACTATGATACTATCCGTACTATGCAAGAAGAGGATGGCAATCGAGTTAAGATACTAAGAGATGCTTTATTCAAGCCTGGTCCTTTGATGACTTTATATGGTGGCGGTAAAGAAGCACAGATGGTTTATTATAAAGGCGATGGTCGAGTAGATTTAGTTAGATTAAATGAAGAATTAGACGTTGCTATAACTTTAAAAGATATAGAAAACTTACAAGACTTTATGTTTGGTGGTTTCATGTGGGAAGGTACAACGATATTGCATGATGCTATGGACTATAGTGTCGAACTAAAGAGAGCAGTATTTAAGTTATTAGCTGTCGAAGGAACTGGTGGTGCCCGTAGTCAGGCAGCAATAGAATCTGCTAGAGCGGGATTACAGAAAATTTCTGATGATGACGGTGGAGATTATGGTAGAATGCTGATGAGAGCTAGTGATGCCTTAGTTCTTTTACGAGCTAGAATAGCAGATATATCAGAGTTTACAGAAATTCCCGTAAAAATTATTGAAGAGAGATATGCTACAAGATTAAGGTGGGTTAGAGGATACCTGAAAAAGAAAGCTAAAGCAAATGAGTTGGTTGATGAATATGATATGGCAAGACTCAATGAGTTTTTATTAGGGGATCGTTTGGGTTGGAGAGATGTAGAAAACTTACGAGCACAGAACCTACAAAACTCTGTTGCTCATTATATGAACTTAGATCATATGCGTATTCAAGCACGGATGGAAGGCTATAATTTTGATCAAGACGATACTATGGGTCTAGAAGAGCTAGCCCTTTACTTTACACAGATGAGATCACATGATTCAAAACGGTGGTATCATACTGTATATGATGCTATGAATGTACAGCCAGTTAATGTTTCAGCGTCTAAGATTGCTACTGTATATGAAGGTATAATGAATACAGATAGATTTGCTGCTAGAGTAGAAGAGCTTGCTAATGATCCTGACGATCCGAAAAGTACATCTCCAGAATTCAATGGTATGTCTCAAGCCGAAGTATTTGCTTTATCGGAAATGCTACAAGAAGAAGGCGGAGCTCCCTTCGGAATGTGGGATATTAAAGTTAATAATTACCATGCAGCTAAAGAACGGTTTGGTGCTTTAGATGAACGGGGTCAATTTATTAAAGACGCAGATCGTAAAAAATGGAAGGTTTGGGCAGAACGAGAAATTGAGGATGCACTCCTAAGAGATGAGATGTTATACGAAGCATCATATGGTCCATTAGCTTTAACTGAATATGAGCAAGGTGGAGTAGTAACTACTAAGGGTGGAAGAGAGTTTGATATATTCTCTGAGATGGATCCCGAAAGAATGTATGGTACTATTGCACAAAGATGGCATACTGCTGATAAGGCAGCAGAGGTTGAACATAGACAGATAGTGAATCTTATTAATAAATATGAAGCATTCAGATCTATGGGTACAGAGACTGAGGCAGCAGGTCGTCAGATTCTAACTAGAGTAAGCCAGTGGAGTGGTATCCCTATTGATCTTCTTCCTACCATTAAAGAGCTGGGTATTAGAATTGGTACTAATAGATATCCAGTAGAATCACCTTATACTAGAACCGTTAAACCTTTGGGTGACGAGACTCACGATGTAGATGACTTCATTGGAATTCAAACTGCACACCCTGGTGGATATGCTGCAATGAGACCCGCTATTAAGAAGGTAGCATGGGATCAGGTTGGATCTTTAGCTCTCCGTAAATTCTATTATGATCGAAAGATTAATGATCTAGAGACTAGAATTAATCCATACTTAGATCCAGCAATAGACCCCTCAATACGTCCAGTTGAATCCCTAGAAAATATTTTACCAGAGCACAATAGAACAGACTTCCCTATTCTAAGTGATAAACAAAATATTCTTTATCCAGAATCTTTAAGGGGTTTCGAAGCAGAAAACTTACTATCGGGTAGAGCCGCTACAGTGCAGTCTATACGATTTAAGCTAGAGGAAAAAATAGATATATGGGCAAGAAATCAAGGTTGGGATATTCAGTTTCTAAAAGAACATAAAGAGTTATATCTCTCTCTATACTATATGATGAAACTTGATGACATGTTTGGATATGTGGATTCAGGATATAGACCTCCAGAATATGCAGAAGCATGGAATATAATGAGACAACTAGAAACCGTTGGTCGAGCTACAAGAGCTAATAAGCCTGGTGAAATGTTTAAAGCTAAGTATGATATTATAGAAAAGATTAGAAAGATATATAGAATATCTCATGGTATGCTTACAAGAACTAGATCTATGATAGATTTACATGATAAGGGTGCTGTATTAGGTACTGTATATGTTCCTGGAAAAGGTAAGATGACTTATGAAGAAGCTTTAGTATCTGGTATACTAGGTCCTAATGCTTTAACTCCTGCTCTAGAACTAGGTTTACAAGCTGCTGATCTAATGGTACTTGATGCTGATAATAATCTTGGAGAATATATAGCCACAACCGAAACCAAGGAAGGTACTCAAGTTATCCAAGGTATAGATAGTAATATGTTAGTTACAAAGCTTCCAGAACAGTTTGGATTAGATACTATACTTATAAAGATGTTAGAAGATACTGGTAGATTAACTAAAGAACAAATAGCAGGATACGAAGCTGGCTCTTATAAATCTATTATAGATCCGACTGGTAAGAATGGAATAACTAGCTATGAGCTTCTGGGTTTTGTTCAAGAAGTATTTAGAAGAAATAGAGAAGACAGATTGTCTAACTATGATTTAGTAATCTTTGAGGTACGTGAGGAATCAGAAGGTAGGTTTACTCCTCTTAATATTCAGGTAGCTTCTAGAAGAGATCATACTGGTGTACAGGCTATTGTTAAGAGAGATCCTCTCAATACAGGTATAACTTTAACACCCCGATCCTATATTGGTCCAACCAAACGATTTGCTATGACTCCAGAATCTATATTCCATGCTTTGAATACTTTGGGTAACTTCCATGCTATAGAGATGATGGAGTATACACTAAGAACGGGTATGAGATTAAATGTACGAGAAAAGGTACAACCTGATGGTACTGTTGTGCTTACACCTAGAGAAGCTTTATCAGATCGTATGAGACAGGATATGGGTTTTAGTTTTAGACAAGACAGAAAAAATGAACAGCTTTTATATGAAGCCTTTAGATTAATGTTGGGTGAAGATACTCATATGGATTTAGTAGAAGAAACAAGAGAGATAGATGGCAGTAAAACTAAATTCATAAATGCTCGTACATATATAAATCATAATATAGATATCAAGTTCCATAAAGATGGACCGTCATTCTCTACTAGTGTTCATCGTGCTGCTCTTATATCTCCCTTACAGAGAGTTATGCAGAGGCTAAACTACTTTGGATCTAATAAATTAAATGGTGACTTAGATGCATTTGTTGAAGCTCGTGAAGAAGATCTACTAATGGTTATAGGTACAATGATTCGTAAGCCTGAGATTACAGCAGAAGAGATGTCAATAATTCTACCATTTATTATGGAAGAAAAGGTAATAAAGAAAGATGGAGAGTCTACTCCTGTTCTCGAACACATAAGAGATTTGCAAAGTAGAGCTGAATACTTCCTACAAGAAATTTTAAATGAGCTACGATGGAGAGAACTTTCTAGTACTGTTAAACACCTACATGAAATCAATACCCCAAAGATTGTTGATAAGCGTACTGGTAGGATTATGAATTCATGGCAATCAAAAACAATACCATTTGATTGGATTGCTAGATCTTTCTGGGAAAATGTTAGTGAAGAATCATTTAAGGTAGATTTAAATGAAACAGAATTTTATGAACAAGTATATAAACCACATGCAGAAAAGATATGGGATAGTGTTAAAGCAACATACTCCAAGACTCATCATAAAGATATATTAGATTTTCTTGAGCGACATAAAGAAGAGCTTATGGAATTAAGTTATAAAAATGCTTTAGAAACAATGTTTAATGAAAACCTAGAGGAAGAACCACGAGCAGAATCTGTCTTACTAAAAGAAGATATGGATGCTAGGTGGAGAAAAATACAAGAGATAGATCCTCAGAAAATTAAACAGCTTAGAACGAAAGCGGCATTACTCAAGAGATGGGAAGGTAGTACCACTATTTATCCACACCTTGTACATGTATTAAGTAGTATTGATACGCTTGTTAAAGATAAAGTAATAACCGAACAGGTTGCAGATGCTACCCGCTCAATGTTGGCATGGATGGCTGAAAAAAATCCCCAGATATTTGTTAACATGAAATTTGAATCAAAAGAAAATATCCCAGGAATATATGTAGCGTTTGCTCAAAAGGTAAATCAAGCTGAATCTGGAGTTACCTTCGATGGTATATATAGAAACGATCCTGAAGCTGGGGTAAGATATGAACCAGATGAGGACATGAGAACAACAAAGAATTTGTTGTATCTAACTGGACTATCGAATGAACAAATAGATGCAATGCCTGAATTCCAAGAAGGATGGTTAGATGGTGTGGATGCTATGTCCTATGTTGTAGGATTTGATATGGAAACAACTATTGCTGCTACTCCAGAGGGTAGAGATATTCTTATGGCATCTATAAAATCTCGTACAGATGGAGATGCAAAAGGTACCTATGAAAAGAATCTATGGACAGCTCAACCTATACCAGGATATGCTAATATCCGAAACGAAATAGAAACTATTAAATCAAACCATACACGAATAACTCTGTCTGAAGATGGTACACATTATCACGCTGTTGGTAACCCTGATAAAAAATATGCCCGTGTTACACAGGCTATTAGGGGAGATGTCGATCCTAAAGAAATGAACCAGAAAGCTATGGATATCGGTACTAATATAGATGTAATAGTAAGAGACTTCTTTGCTGGAGAGCTAAAGGGGTATCTGAATTATCATACTGATGGTAACCCACATATAAAAACCGAAGAAATATTTGATAGTTTTATCGAACAACTAGAAGAACTGAAGCAAAAATTTGACCGTAATGGTGATGAAGTTATAGCTAATAACATAGTATTATATAGTGATGAACTTGAAATTGCTGGTACTGTCGATCTGTTAGTATACAATGAAGATAAACAAACTATTAGTATCTATGATATGAAAACTAAACGAAGAGGTGCAAAGGCAGGAGCTGGGCGTAGTGGTTTGTTATATAATGTAGATACAAAATATGAAGCTGGAAGTTATAGAGATAAGTGGACGAATCAATTAAATCTTTATTCCATATTATTAAACCACACCCACAATATAGATACAGAGACTCTTGGTATTATACCAATAGCTGTTGCTTATGATGGAAGAGTGAAGGCAAGAACTACAGATGAACTTACTCTATATGAAACAGAGTCTATCAAAGAACTTCCAGAAGTTACATTACTAGCTAGAGATGAAGGTGCTTCAAGAAATACACTAGCACAAGATGGTGGTAGAATAACTCAAGAGCAAGCTCAAGATATGTTGAACACTCTTGAGATGCATCAGAATCGTGGCGGTAAGGTAGTTACTCATAACGGTAATGAGTTTGACTTATTAACACTTGGGCATATAGCAGATAATCCTAGACAAGCCGCTAGGATTGCATTAAGAGGTTATGATATAATGCAAATACTTATGTATGCTGAACCAGAACCTGGCAGATCACTAGATTGGTTTGGATTAAATGATGCTGGGCTAAATACAATAGGTAGAGGTAAGATAGACGAATCCGGATTAGCTCCACTATATTCACAGCAAATGCTAGGGCAAGAATTAGAAGACCTTACTGGAGAGGTATCATCTGAAGCAATAGCTAAAATCAAAGAGATGGACCCAGCAATGGCTGGAGATAAATTACGCATTTATGTAGAAGACGATGCAAACTTAACCGCAGATCTTCTTGTTGGACTATGGGAAAAGAGTCAATCAGATAATAAAGCTCTTGATATTACTAACGCTAAGGGAGCAACTAGGGTTACTATGCATAATGCACACCCATCTTGGAAGACAGCTTCTGAGATAGACTCTGTTCCAGGATCTGTAAGAAAGTTTAACAACAACGGTTTGATTACACCACGCTCTACACATATACCTGGAGATCCTTCACTAGATCCTGCATATCTTATTGGGTTGGATGCTGCAAAGCTTTCAACAATGGATACAGCTTCTGCTGTTGAGATTATTTTCCATGAGGTTATGGAGGTTGCTATCTTAAAGTATATGAGAGAAGATACCGCAGCGTTTGATAATCTCGTAGAAATGTTAGAACGTAAAGAAAATATAAAACTATTGGAGAGAATGATATTAGCTCAATCTGGTGGTAAGAGCGGACCCTCAATTAAAGCAAGAATGGAATACTTTACAAGTTCGCCAACTGAACTTATTGCCGCCTTTGCTTCATACTATGTAGCCGCTAAAGTATTGGGAGATCCAGAAGGAGTTGTAGCTCCAATTATAAATGATCTTCATAAGTCTTCAGCTTGGAGTAAGCTAAAGGAATTTATGAACAAAACATTTAGATGGGTTGGAGATATCTATAGAGATATGTCACATGTATTTGTTTCATTCATAGATGAGCCAGGTGGTCAGCGTGAGTTTGATGATCTTATGACCCTATTAAATACAGTGTTCGGTCTAGATCAAGAAGGTAATATGCTATTAGATGCTAATAATGATTTATCTAAACCACGTTATTCAAAAGACTGGAGATATGATACGCCTTATCAACTAGCCGAAGAACCAGCAGAAATATTAGAGGGTGGGGATAAAGAGTATCTAAAGAAATATAATAAGATACAAACACTCTCGGATGAGTTAGATGTACTGATGGCAAACGGAAAGGGTAGTTCTAAAGAATATCGAAACAAGAGTCTATTATCCCGTAAGCTTCATGGAGAAATGGTTCAGTATGGATATGTTAATAATAATCCAAAAACCATGATAGGTACTGAAGGTGGTGAAGGTGGTCGTCATGTTCAAGGTCTTACTAGAGGAGAACAACTATCGTGGGAACAAATTATACGTAGAGATTGGTGGCTTGGTAGTGGTCCCGATGGATTAGCTATTCTGAATTCAGGAAACATATATCTCAAGGCAGCCTTTGCGCATATGACAAGTCAAAAAATGTCGGACTATTTAGGAGGGCACCTATCACAGGGAGTGGGTGGAACCGCTAGATGGTTTGCTGATTTCTTTGATAGGAGTGGGGTTTCTAAATATGTTATGGATAATGCAAAGAAATTTATTCTTGCATCTTCTGGTGCAAATGTTACATACAATAGTCCATTTGTAATATCAGTTATACTAGCAAATATGATGGTTGATGGGGCGACTATTACTAGGAGTTCAGTATTACCACACTCAAAGGGTATTGTTTCTGTTCAGGCAGCACATAGAAAAGCAACAGGATTTGAAAAGGCTGTTGGTGATACATTCTCACGAGATGTAATTAAACTATTTGAAAAAAGCCCATACTATAAGAATGCACTTGAGAGTGGAGAAACTAAGGGAGATCTAGTACAGAATCTTCAAACTGAAATTATTAAGATTCTAGTAGATCAAAAAGATAAAAGAGATTATAGCGGTATTGAAAAGTATGATGATGGTATTCAAAAAGGTATAAAGAATCTAGATGCTACATTTAGAAGTTTTGTTAATCAGATATTTGGAATGTCCAAAGAGCAGGGTAGAGCTTATATGGAAAAAGATACTGAAATGGTTCCTTGGTTAGTTAAATCTACAAACACTGGAGAAACATTACATGCTGCTACCCAAAGAACTAGACCTGCACTTAAGAAATTATTTACGGATAAAATATCTTCAGCAAGTAAGGAATATATTCATCCTGTGTTAGCGTATACGGCTGGATTATTACCTAAACCATCAAGATTAAATAAATCATTAGAGATGATGCAAATTATTCATCCCGCATGGTATAGGTTTATTGCAACGAAAGCTCTGTTAAATTATAGAGCTATGGCTAATGATCCTACAATTAGTTTAAATGCTTTCGTAGCTTTAACAATGAATGCTACTGTTAGAAGTGCATGGAATAAAGTTACATCTGATGCTATGTCTGCTAAGGGTGATAGACATCTGATGTGGAATGATCTCGATGGTTTTGCTGTTAAGGATCCTAAAGGAAAACCTTATGATATGAATGAGGTTAAAGCTAAGATACGAGAGAGATATGATATGTTACTTGATGGTGAAGCTCTTGGTGATGATTTTGGTTTAAACAATGTTATCGACGAATTGTTTGATCTCAATAATCATCTAGATCCCCATGATAAAGTTAGATCATTTTATGTTGCTTCTAAGACTAGAAGAAATAAAGACTTCTCTAGTGTAATGGATTTTATTCTTAATACATTCCTAGAGCGAATACACCACCAAGCTTACTTTGTTTATGATAGTATATTTACTCCTAAAGTATCTGAAGCACTAGCTATACCTGAAATTAGAAGTTATTTAGAAACTAACCCCGCTATACTAGCTAGAGCTGTATCTCGTTCACAGGGTCATAGAGCTCATGAGATAGATATGTTTAAGGAGATTACTAACACAAATCTAGATTTCAGTGAACTACTAAGTCTATTTGGGGAGGTTGCTAGTACTAAAGGTAGTGTCTTTAGGATGACAGATGGTAAAGGTAAAGACCTTACCGAAAAAGAACAGGCACAATTATCTCATGCTTTAAATGTAACCTTTAAACGTAAGTATGAAGTACTCAGAGGCGTTGCTGCTAGATATGATACAAGCGAAGATACCTTCGCAAACAGCTTAGGAGAGGGTTCTAACTGGATTGTTAAGTCTGTATACGGTACTAACCTAGCTATGGCTACTTCTGTAGTGGAAGGAAGCATGGCTGGCTTATTAAGTACTATAGGATATAACGATGTAAAGGGGCTTATATTCCCGTTTTTAGCCTATTTAAAGCCCCTTATGAGGCAGGATAATGAGGTTGCTAGGGGTATGATATACGGTCTTAGGCTTCTAAAGGGCGATACAACACCAGGCTTGGTTGATCTAGATACTAGTATACACCCCGCTGATACCGATCTTTACTTCGCCAAACAGCGTAAGAATTGGTGGGCAAGACGACCCGAAGCAATTACACACCACGCTTCACGAGTTAATGAACAACTTAAGTCAATGATTGATTTGCAAATGAGAAAGTTCATGTATGATAAACTTAATAAGGGGCAGTGGAGAGATTTAATTAATCTTATTGCCTCTGGATCTAGAGATGCTAAGACAGGTAAGCTACTAGAACACCTTGAGTTTGAAAAAGATCCCGTTGCTTGGAGAAAACGAGAGGAAGCAAGGGTAATGGCAGCTAATAGGAAGCTTCCTGCCGACCAACAACAGGCAGCAAGAGAAAAACCAGGCTATGACCTAGAAGCATTGCTAGATGATAGCAAAGCTAGCTGGAGGTTATGGAAAAAGCTGGCAACGGAGAGTGGATGGGGAGCCAAACAGTGGAGATCGGCTATGATTGCCGCAAAACACGGTCTTATGACCCACGAAGCTCTAGATAATTTTATTATTATGGAATCTGAAGCCCGTACTATAGCAAAAGCCGAAGGTTACGGGAAGGAGGGGTTCTTTCACCTCTATAAAATGAGACAGTGGACAGAAATGTTTGCTAAAGAAGAAGATGCAGCTGGTATGCTGGATGTATATGGTAATACACGTAATGCTTTACAAGAATTTATAGAAATAGTTATGGTAGCCCCTAATATTCTAGACTTGAATGTAGTCCCAAGTGCTTTGTGGGCTATACTTCACCAATATAGAACATATCCAATCCTATTTACTGCCCAAAGAATTGTTAGAGACTCATCTAACTATGATCCCTTTACCTGGTCTTTAAGAGTTGTATCTAATTTGCTCCTAGATATGCTATATACTCTATTAACAATGGTAGCTGGTGGTTATAGAATACAAGATATGCAAGATGACTGGGAAAAAGAACCTGCGTCAATGATAGCATTATTAGCAACACGGCTACCCATGTTTGGTTTCTATGGTTCAGCTGCATTTGAGCTAATGAATCTTGTTGCATCAGGTAGAAAGGGTGCTGTAATGGCTCCTGTATCCCTTGCAGGGCTTGCAGGATTCCTTGGAAACTTAGTTAATGTTGGTAAATCAGGCATAGAAGCAGCTATTCCAGGTGGAAAATTATGGGATACCGATGGTGATACACAAGACCTTATTAACTTATTAAGAGTCATTCCTTATTTAGGTGAGTCTGTAGTTAGGATGGGACTACATCAAGCACTTCGTAGTAAACAATCCAGAGGTGCTATCACAAAATATGGACAGAATAGAGAGTTTTTCAACTTTGGTCTGACACGAAAGCAAATGATGGATCAACCTAAGTATTACTTAGCAGAGCTTATAGGTGAATTAGCTCCACACCTTATCCCCGAAGATATACAAGACTTGGATGTAGAAGATTGGGTAGCCATTAAATCAGGAGTAGAGTCCCTGCCCCTTCAGCAGCCCGAAGAAGCAACTGGTGTTGATACTCCAGTCGGAACGACTCCAGATCCTGACCCCTTCACAGCGGCAACAGAACGCTCTCTACGGGCTCCGAGTACCCTCGGACTGGGCAAGCTAGACAAATTCATCAAAGCTCCTATGCCGACTCCTAAGGGGATTACGGGAGGAAAGCGAACTTGGGACATACAAGATAAAATCGACTAGGGGGTCGAGAATTTACGTGACCCCTTAATAGGGTTTGGACTGGGGCTGACCCCCCCGTACCCCCTATTGGAACATTCCACTTGGCGCTTGCGCCGGAAAGGAGTCTTATGATTAATTTCATTTTGGCTTTCCTACTAGTGTGTGTTACTACTCTTGTAGTAGTTTCCTTATGTCGTCGACGTGCGCGTCGTCGTGCTACTGATCGATCTTTGCAAAGACTGCTTCACGAGATAGGTTGGGCAGTATCGAACGATGAACGTCGTGCTGACAAGTCTGTAGACCCTGTGGTTAAACACAAGGATACAGAGACATCGCCATCTGATGATTCAGAAATATGGTGGTGATCAACTCCGGTGCCCTCCCGCAAGGGAGGGATGCCGAGCCCTTTCGGTGGTAGAGCTGCCATGACGAGCAGCTGAAGAGAAAGCAACCACTGCGCCATGGATGGTGGGTCGTGGTTGGTGGGCTACGGTTTGAGAAGCCACTAACATTGCGGGGGATGCCGACGTTTGTGCGGCATTCAAGTAGTGGCTTAGGCTAGTAGTCGAGCTCGTAACTGACCTGGTGAGCACTAGCCAAGACGATAAGGACACATCTCAAAGGAGACTCTACTATGAAAAGTCCTTCTTCCCCCGCAAGTGGAGACCCCACTTGCAGCCTACTTCTTCCCGAAGTAGCAAGTATTTTAGATACTTACGGCAGCGATAAGTTACTCGCTGCCGCAAAATTGCTGCGAAAGGGCGGTATGGGTAATCACGATGTGGTTAACCAGCTCGTCAATGATGTAGCCATTCATGCTGGTCTGACTGGTGAGAGTGGTGGTACAGCCGCAGCAGTTGCAGTATTTACCTACTGCAAGGTCATGGCTCGTAAGCATGGTGTTCGTCGCATGACGGACAAAGCACCATTGTTTGAATCTGAAGTGCCAGGTACACGCCGTTTCGTTGGCTCACGCCGACCTGACTGGTCGCTGGACTCAGCATCTGAAGGTTACGTAGGCGAGAAAGTAGCTGCTGTTCTGAAATGGATATCAGCTAAGGGTTTCAAGGTTCATCAAGCTTTTGCTGCTGAACTTCGACTACTCCCCCGTGGAGTTCTTTGTACAAAGCCTAACAAAGACTACCGTGACTTAGATACAGGCGAACCTCTAAGCCAAGCACAGTCAATAGTGACAGCACTAGATTATGCTGCAGAAGCAGGAGATCGTCTCGTATATTGGATCGTCTTTATGGATTTGGATGGACGTATTTATTATGTCGCTCCAATTTCACTGCAAGCTGCAGACGGTGTAAAAGGATTAGTATGCCTACCAGAAGCGAAAGCTCTAACCGACCAAGGTTGGGCTGATCTGTGGTGGAACCACTCAAAGGAGTGGGGAATCCGTGACATGCAAGACTGTCGAGAAATCGTCAGCTCTGGTATCGTTGCGTACCACGCAACTGGTGGCAAGCTAGACGCATACGCCCATGCGATGCACACTGTACAAGCAGACGATACCAATATGTACCAACTACCAGTTGGTCTCGATGAGAACTTCTCATCTGCGCTGATAAATGCGGGACTTTCTGGTTGTGAAACCTCAGCTCAGAACTCTGGTCTCTTAAGGTTACCTGACGGTAGCTATACAGAAGGTTGGAGTAGTACGAGTAAGGAAATGAGTACTGTGGAACTTGTTGATGAGATTCCTGTCGATAAGCGTAAGCCATTCATTAAACCGGGTGGCACCACACTATCTTATAACTCTGGTACAGAAACCGCAGCTCTAGCTTTCATGTTTGGTAAAAAATGTGAATATGCTTTCAAGGATACCTTGCATATGAAATGGCAGGTCTTTAGGAAAGCAGCTAAAAGTAAGCCGCTACGTCTCGTAAAAGCCTTGCTCAACAAGAAGAATACGGATGTTAACGCTCACAACTGCATGATGGTAGCCTTAGAATTCTCAGGTGCCATAGAAGAAGCATTAGATAAAGCTTTGCCAGCAACGCTAGGTAATGCCTCGTTCTTGAATGATGTGTCAGCATCGTGCCAAGAGCAAGGACTGCCGCGTGAATGGACAACTCCAATGGACTTGACTATTAAGGTCCTTCCCTATCGCCCAACTAAAGAGACCATATCTGAGGGTAAGCGAAAAGGTAAATTGGTTACGGTAAGGCTCGCCGCTGGTATTAATTGGACAGAAACCCGTGGTGGTCGCACAAGGTCGACCATGTTACACGTAGCATTTATATTAAACGATGGCGACTTGTCACTAATGCCTCAATTGATTCAGAGTATTGAAGCTGCTATACTTCAAAAAGCCATGTATGATTTGATTCAGATGGCTATAGATATATGGCTGTCTTCTGCCCATGACTGTATGTATGCTCATCCAAATGACATTCGTGTTATAGACCGTGTGTTGAGTAAAGCATTTATGTGGGTTATCAAGCGATTCAACTTGGAAAAAGTCTTCGCCCATGTTGGCGTTGGCGCTGTCTATCCTGATGGCACTCCTGTCGTTAGGTCTAATCGTGATGCTATACTTAATCGAATCTCTAGTGAAATGAATTTGTGTGGTCTCCCCGCACCAATTAAGTAAAGGACTCTTATTCTTTCCCTCTCCCTATGCCCAGGTCAGGTAGGTGAGAGGGAGGATGTAATAGCCCTTGTTGCTATTAGGAAGGAGGTTACTGTTATGGCAGTAAACCCTTACATCGGTACCTTTACTGAACTGTGCTTCAGTAATGGTATAATCTCAATACGGCTTCGTGTCATGTTCAATGATAATGGAGAGGTGTTGTTCTCAGAGGTGGTTTGTATGGAGTCTTCGAAAGACTGCACTAAAGCCCTGCTTGCTAAGTGGCATGCTTCACATCCTGGTGTGAACATATCCTTTGTAGAGTGGGTTAATTTTAGTGACCAACAACCACCTCCTCCTCCAACTACCATGGATTCGCCCATGTTTGGAGGATAACTAAGGGGGATGGGGGAGACCAGGGGGCACAGGATCTAGGTCTTGTGCCCCTCTTTTTTTTATAAGCGACGGTTTATGATGCGTCCGCACTACCGTGCAGACTTGGCGAGGGGGCGTAGGTTCGGGAGTGCGGGCTGTAACCGTGCCGAGGTAACCGACGAGGCTTCAATGGAGTACAGAACCATGGCTAACGATACGAAAGTAGCGAAAGCGAAAGTCTACAGACCCAAGGGTAAGCCTGCAAGGGCTACCAAGGACCTTACAGCAGCTGAAGCACAGGACCAAGCGGACCAGTGCGTTAGTATGCAAGGGACCTACCAAGAGTGGAGCATGAAATCATGCGTAAAACTCAAGAATAGGGCAGCAAAGGCTGGCGTAACGCTCGATATCAATGACTTGTACAAGGGTGCATGAAGCAGGGGGTGTCTGTAAGGGCACCCCTGCTTTTTTCTTTTCTGCTAACACTGCACGACTCTCGCAAGAGAGTATGCTATAGCTCACGCTCTCAAGAGGAGTACAGTGTTAGCAGAAGGGAAGAAAGATATGGACAATCGACACTGTCCAAGAAAAGTGTTGGATGCTGACTTGTGAGGGCGGAACATCCCTAGATCCACAAGGTTCATATCCTAGGTATGAGCAACAACAGCAGTCACAGATTCAAACCACTGTTCCTTCTTGGGTAGCAGCAGAGCTACCAAGAAGACAACAAGAATATAGGTCTGGAAAGGACCCAGGTTCCTACCTCGGTAGGGAGAAGACTGTTGGCAACGACAGTCACTAATCCGAATTAACCTTTCCTGAGGCGCACCTAGTATAAGACAGGTGTGACAGGTGAGACAGATGGGCACTTCCTGCGGGATGCGGTCTGTCCCTGTCCTCATGCACACATGCGTGTGTGTGTGAGGATAGACACTTTTGATGGACGTTATGATAGTCCGTTAGCTTTACACCAGCTAAAGGTGTAGTTCAAGAGCACAAGATGCTAACTCTTGGAAGGCAGAAGTATTACGATCCAATGGATGTGACATGGAGGAAACGCCCAGATATGGGAACACACTCCGTCGTTGAAATAATACACGGTGGTCCCCTCACATCCAACTAATAATCGGGGAGTAGCAGTAAGGGTCTCCGTTCGAGTAACCAAGATATTCGGAAGGACTTTGCATCCGTACGCTTGGATATCTGCTACTTCCCTTTAACTAATGCTCGACGGAGCAGTTCGTGGCTGAATAATCTCTTCAGTAAGGAGATAAGGCACACAGTAGACCGTGGTGGTCTGACCAATGCACATAATGTGTGAGGTCATCCTCGTAACTGAGGATAAGGTGATAGATGGTTGTAACAAATAATATTGCTCCTCTGTCTTGTAGGTAATAAAAGAATCCTACCGAACACAATATACTTTCTGCTACCTGATCAGTAGTGGGACTGGGATAATGCCCCAGTGCAGATACGTCCAAACTGCGACAACAAAGCGGACGCAATATACAGAGTTTTTGCTGTGCTGTGACCTCTCTACAAAAGGTGAGATGCTCCGGCTTAGTCCACCATTGTTTAATAGACCATAAACGGACTACAAACTAACAGGAGGTATCTTATGACGATGCACACAAGAGGACTGGAATCAGCACCCCCAACAGAGATTATTCAACTAATTGATGGGGAATATGTTAAGAGAGCCCCAACCAAAGAGGAACTGGCACGTATGCCTGTACTTCAGATGGTAACAGGATTTACGTGTGACCACTGTGGCAGCACAGACGTAGAAGAAACAGGGCTACATAAGAGTAGCTATGGTCAATGGATAGTAACTAAGTGTGGTAACTGTGATGTTACCGTGATGTACAAGACAGAATAAGGAAACAACAAATGGGAATACAATATCCATATGTAGAGATTGCTGGTGAACCAGAGGTCAGAGGCAAATGCAGAGTCAACCTATGGGCAGGCAATGGTGATTATACTACAGTATACAAGGGTTTAATAAACCAAGAACAACTAAGGGATACGCTGATGCCTATCCTAAAGCAGTACCCTGCCATTAGAGTGAGGGTAACGGACATTAAAGCTAGTGACAAAGACTATCTCCATATCTTTAGGATACGAGATACTCGTGAGGCTGTCACTCCGATACGATCGTTCGTAAGAACACACAATGAGGTACCTAATCCATTCAGAAATCGTAAGCGATACCAGATGGTGAACCCAAATGCAACGGTATCCTTTGAGTCCCTTGACCTATAGTTGGGTCTTCAGTATAGGTTAACTATAGTACAGTATTATAGTTTATAATCGTATTGTAACAGACTTAACTAAGGAACAAGGAATACATGAGGCTACTAGGTACAAAAGATAAGATAAGCATGCACCTAGACAGCGGAGAATGGGCTACAATAGTAGACATAATTGAAGCAGTATATGGTGAGGCAATACTAGGGAACACAGCTATAGAGAACCTGAGGTACGCTTATGGCGAACCATTGGGCGGACAACAGCTAGAGAAACTAGGGAACGCAATAGAACAGTTCATAGAGGACAACGAGTTAGGTCGTGTCGAGATCGGATACCATTCGATAGACACTAAGAGACTAGAAGACTTCGTTTACTTTATAAGACAAGCAAAGGAGTTTATAATAATATGAACAAAAATAAAGACGCATATGAGATTGATGGAAGCGTGGCTATCCGAGAAGATGGATTGATACACATCACGCAAGTAATGGAGGGACAAGAGATTGAATGGGGTATAAAGCCTGTCTTAACATTAGATGAAAGAGAGATTGGTTTGGAGTCCGTTTTAGGATGGCACTATAAAATAGCAATGAATGATACTGAAGAATGGCATACCTGTATGGTCAAGGATAAAATAGATGCTATGGTAAAGCTACCTTCACTGGTAGAAGAACACTACCCATTTGCCTTCCAACCAGACTGGAAAAGTGCTATGAAAGAACTAATCTCTGAAGCATGGGATCATATAGGTTACCCTAAAGATGTGGCAAATGCTATAAAGAATGAGATATATGAACACCGAAGAGAGGATATCCTATAATGAAAGATATATATATCAAAACAAATAACCCAGATGAAGAAGAAGATGCTCACTATCTAATAGGATGGATAGCCCAGTGTGCTATGAAGTATGTTATATGTAGAAATTCTGGTGTCTTTACTGATGAATATGATGACAAAGATAATTGGCTGGAAGATCTAAAGGATGCAACTGAGTCTCTATTAGACTATCGTTGTAACGAACCACCGAAACCAGACCACGTTAGAAAAGGATCATCATCTCAACAAGGAACCTTACAAAGTGACGTAGAATATGACGACGAAGGTCATGCCGAAGATTAACCAGATAATAGAAATAAATATTAGGAGACAGTACAATGGGACTAGATCAATATGCAATGAGTAGATATGTAGAAAAACCTAGCTTCACATGGCGTAAGCATCCTAACCTACAAGGTTGGATGGAACGACTATGGTTTTCACGAGGCAATGAAGGTACCTTTAATACGGTACAGCTTCACTTAGGTGAAGAGGAGATTGAGTGGCTTCGTAGAGACATCGAAGCAGGTGATCTTGCTGGTGAAGATGGTGACACTGAAGGATTCTTCTTTGGTGGTAACTCTGATGAGTACTACAAAGAACAAGACTTACAGTTCTGTGACTGGGCACTAAAGGAAATCAAAGATGGCAAAGAAGTCATCTATGATTCATGGTGGTAGGCTATGACATGGAATAATATGTGCGGATGGTGTGAAGATACTCTTAGAGAACCTGATTCTCCTAATGAGCCTTGTCATAGGTGTAGACCCCTTCCTAGTCCTTTAGATGGACTACCAATGGGTGAGCTAAGTAATGAATGTGTAAGTGAATATTTAGATGATCCTTGTAATGATGATGCGTTTGGGGCTGCTGAAATGGCAGATGAACCGCCATGCCCTAAGTGTGGTTGCGAAGAGTCGGGCTGTCATGAAACAGGCTGTCTCTCTGAAGACTGGGAGGATGACTTATGATAGTATGTAGTGAATGCGGCGGTACTAATATTTCCGAAGGACATATAGCAATGTATGATCCTAATGCTTATAACCAAGACATACCTATTTATGGTGGTTTAGACTACCCTTTAGAATATACTTGGTGTTATGATTGTGATCAAGAAAACGTAGACTTTATAGATGAGAGTGAATATGAATCGAGCGACGAATAAGTTTCACTGTGATCTAAAGAAAAAGGAAATGGATATGAATGAATACGAAAGAATATATAAGAGGTATACCTATGGTAACCTAGTAGGTATCATCCAAGCTTTTGCTGAAGTATGCTCTGATAGAGCAGCAGATGCTGGCTTTGCTTGTGAACTAGGTAATAACTATGACCCTATCTTTAACTTTGAGGAAGAAGACGATGAAGAAATGGTATAGAATAGAATTAAATGTAACTAGTACTGAATTCTCAACATGTGAGTGCTATGTCGAGGCAGAGTCAGAGAGAGAAGCTCATGAAGAGTTTGAGCTGAACCCCGATGCGTATGAATGGGATGACTGGCAGGTTCAGGACAGCGAGATACGTAGCTGGGATGTTTGGAGTGTAGAGCATGACGAGGGGTATACTAAACATATGGCAGAAGAGGAAACTAAAGATGCAGAAGTATGAGTTTACAATAGAAGAACTGAACTGTTATACTATAACCTTAGAGGTTGAGCCTAATGAAGACCAAGATCTCGAAAGAGATAGAGCATGGGATACGTTTAATGCTTTGAAGGCTAGATGGTATGACCATCCAACTATGATAGAACATGACACACATTGTGACATACAAATGGATGGACCAATGGAGACTATAGATGTTAACGATTGAAGAACTAATAATATTACGTGAGGCTCTTGAGATGTACGCTCAGGGTATACTGAACCGTGAGTTTAGTACACAACTACAAGAGATCGAAAGAAAGCTTAATACTATGATGCAATTCCAAGGGAGTGGCTGATGAAAAGAGTAATACATATTAATCAACATGTGATAAGAAAGAATAGTAAGACTGGTGAACGCCAGCCTGTGATTACTTGTAAGACATACAAGGACAACACATACTGTCATGAGCTAGTCATTAATGACCATACCAGGGTGATCTATAGTCCTGATAAACCACTGGCATGTGGTGCTAAGGTATGGATAGAAACAACTGAAGAAGTGGAGTGTATAACATGAAGAAAATAACTGAGCACTGTGACCAGTGTGATGGTACAGATCTATGGCAAGGCTTTGATGTTATGATACCCTTAGAAAAACTACACGATGGTACATTAACTGCGGATGATTATTCCGATGGTTCTTATAATGAATATGTATGGTGTAACGATTGTGATGATGAGTGTATGATGACATATACTAAGGAGGTACCATGCAAGGAGTAAAGAAGTGGGGCATCATGATTGATGGCAAGTGGTGGATCGAAGAGGATGGTAAGCCTAGTATATACTGCCTTAAACGTGAGGCAGAGCAAGATGCTGCTGACTTTAACTCAATGCGTAAGAAGGGTGATACACCCTATCAAGTAAGGGAATACAAGAAATGATACATAAACTTTGTGATAAATGTGGCAAGATGGAATCGGTTGATTTTATGTATCGCTTTGACGATGACATCTACTGCGAAGAATGTTGCATTGCCGATGAAATGGCTTTTGAAAAGAAATGTCGGCATTGGTTACTTAAAAAAGAATTGCCCAATGAGAAAGGTGAATACAAGAAATGAAATTACAAGTAGATGTAGAACTATATGATATAGCTGAAGAGGTATTAGATATCATCGAAAAGAATGGAGATATCGAATTGCTTTGTGATGCTGAGATAACTAGACAGTTCGAGACAATCCAAAAGGAACTCGAAGGTATACTCAAGCAGTACCTTAAGGAACTGTTTGATAAGTACTACCTAGAATCAGGAGAACGCAGATGAATGAATTACAATACGTTCATGAAGAGGATATACGTGAACAAGTGGAAAGTGACTGCCGATTTGACATAGAAGACTATGGTATAGGTTGCTATGAGTGTGGTGATGGAAAATTTACTGATAAAAACCTAAGATTGTCCTTGACATCTCAAGAAATTGTGGTACAATACCCTATAGATACAGAAAGTGTGATCTATACAAGAGTACAAGGATGTTATTACTTTATGG